TTTACGTCTGTTGTACGCTAGACACTTCTTATACCCAGGAGTATAATATTTACGGTCTTCATGTCTCTGTACATGATTTCTAACATGTCTCCTGTATTGTTTGAAGTTTACCATTGTACTTACATCTGTGTAACTATATTCAGAAATATCCTGGAAACTTAGACTATCGCTGAACGCAATTACATGAGCGTCGTTAGCATGTGTTTTCTCCATATTAAATTGTCGTCTAGCTACTTTAGTAATATAACCAAAAGTATCTTGAATATAAATGTCTGGAGTAGATTCAAACATATTGAACATATACTTCATACAACTATTCAATACTCCAGATGCTCTAAGTGTTTTACTTGTGCCAACTTTCGGACACTTAGATTTCCCTTTGTGAATCTTATCATGACAAGGTTTACAAAGTAATAGTAGATTGTCTGGACTATCTGAGCCTCCTCGACTTAATTAAGAGTAATACTGATTTTCGTTACCTACTGGTCAGCAATGAGGACTTCAATAATATAAATATTATCGGTACCTCCAGAGTCACGGACTGGGAGTGGCATCCGTAAGTGAACTCTTAATTAGATCCTGATTGACTAATTACTTAGCTACTCGTGTCTGTTCAAGCCCCAGAGGTTTCCTGGGGTGCTTGACAAATTCTCCTATTTAATATTTAGAGTAATATGTTCTCTGGGAGAATATCTAAATCCATGTTTCAAACAGAATTCAATTGATTGTTTAGCACTATCATTAAATGCATCAAGAAAATTTCTTGGGTGATCAAAATTATTTTGATTTGGAGTAAATGGCATGACACATACTTTTTCTTTTGGAATATTATTCATTATTATAAATGAAAGAATTATATTATCACAATTATTCAAATAGTCTCCATATACAAATTTAACTGTATAATTATTAAATTTTTCGAATTTCATTATTAAGAACTGATCTTTATATATTGAATAAATTTCTTCGATGGATTCAATATTTTCGAGGGATTCAATATTTTTATGTGCATCTACATTGAATTTAGGGCTAATATTTAATTGAATTTCATCTAAATCACATTTATTTCGCATATTCCAAAACAAACTACCAAGTGACGTTCCATTGGTTTCAATCTCAAAATTCATGTTTGATTGAGTTGCAAGAATATCAGTAACCATTTTAATATTTTCATCATATATTGGTTCCCCACCAGTGATTAATAAAGTGTCTATGTTGGGATATTTATTTCTTAGATCGTTAATTTGATTGGATATTACTTCGTATGATGTTTTCTCTTTCGATAGTGATGCACACTTAGTATCACAAAATCCACAACACAAATTACATCCATCAAATCGAACTAGTATAACAGGTTTACCAACATTAATTCCTTCACCCTGTATAGTTTGAATGAATTCCATTATTAATTTTCCTTTTTAGTATTTATTATCTATTTTTAATCTGTTGTTTTTCATATCCGGGTACAGGGACAAATCGTCTATCGACAACATAAATATTTACATATTTACCTTTAGTCTTTAATGCAAATTTTTTAGCAAGTCCCCCATGCAATTTTTTCGTTTTCTATAAGTTCTTCGTTGTCGTCAGGAAAATAACCTGGATATAAAAGTCCTTCTTTTGAAATTTCAAAATGAACTCTAAATCCTGGAGTATCAATATTGTTTATGATTTTCATCGCTTCATTGAGTTTCATGATTACCTTCTTTAATTATTGTTTCTATCAGTGTATAATATTTTTGAATAAATTCCATTATTTTTCTCCGTTAATCGTCAAGATCCATTGGAAAGTTAATATGTTTAATAAACACTTCAATTCCTTTATCAATACGTTCAAGCGACGCTCCATCGGTATAAGCAATATGAAAATTACTTAACCAATAAAAATTACTCATTATCTGTGTTTCCATATTTTTAAACACTACTGGATATCGTTTTCTGCCTTTATCAAGTATTGGTAGTAATTTATTTTTTAATTGGTTATAATTTGGATATTTTATAAATAGTTCGACTAAGTTTTCATCTTCAATGAATTTTAACATTAATTGATCTATTATATGACTAAAAATAATATACGTTGTACTCAACACTATAGTATCTGTAATTTGTTTTCCATTCTTAAGATTGTAATATTCTTTAATTATACTTTCGCAAATATTTGGATTCGGAATATATACATGTAATAATCGTTCAATATCTTTGTCTGTCTTAGCTCCAAATTGATCCCTGAATAATTGAACCAGTGGAAAATCTCTGATTTTAAATAAACCACTAATCGTGTAATTAATTGTATCGAAGGTAATGTCAATAGACTTCTTACTATCTTTCAAATAATATTTGTTGATTAATATATCCATGAATTGTAAACAGAATCTATCATGTTTTCCGTATACTCCAAGAATATGTATGATAGAGTTGTCATCAGCTTGATCTTGTTCAACTAGTTTTATGAGTCGATATACTGGAGCAATGAATGGAGAAAACTTAATTCCAGTTATCCCTCTAAGACTAACCAGCCCACCAATCGCATGATGTTTAACTTTTTTGTCCTCGGCAAATAGTTCACCATACATCTCCCGCCAAATATCAAATTGTTTCTTCAATTTAAAGTGCCAAACAAATATGAATTTTTCATATAATTCAGGTTGTTTTTCAAGAATTTCTTTAGTTTTAATACATGATTTAAAATTATTACTTTTAATTGTTTTAACATTATTGAACGTTGGATATTTTAAGAATATTGGAATATCAAGTGACATAATATAATCATACACATCTTGATGGTGTTCCATAAAATAACAATAACATTCCATAAACTTTGTTATATCTCTGGGATTAATTTGTCCTTGAATAATACTAAATCCACCAGAATCAATTATTAGTTTTTCACCATCTTCAGGATACAATCCATTATAATATTTTTCAATCTTTTTTGACAGTTTATCTAAGGAATCATATCCAAACTCAGTATTAGAGAATCCATTATACAAAGAATATAAATATCGTTTTACATATGGTCTTAATATTTGTTTATTCCACCCACGTTCAAGAACATTACTTGTTGTATGAACATATCTGTATGTCACACGTAATTCTCCTTTTTTAAGAATATTTATTTTCAATTGTTGAAATTTGCCGAGGCCAAAAATAATTATTTACTCAAACAATTTGTTGATATTAATTAAACTATTTCTACTAAGATTTCGACTACCAATACAAGTAATACTAGATGGAAATTTACTAAATTCTGGAAGACGATTTAATTTTTGAAACCCAAATCCATGTAAAGAATAATACCATACATCGTCAACTAAATTATATACTAACATAGGAATATTCAGTAACTGACCATACTTAATAGCGTATCCAGTCCCACCATCAACAACACACATTGAACGATCAGTAATAGGGCCTATAGCTATAACTAATAAAGAATCTTTAATTTGAAAAATATTTCTCAACAATAATTTTTTTATATAATCTTTAGAAGGGAGTTTTCTATTTAAACTTCCACAAATAGTTTTTAATGTATTGTTCCATGAATATAACTCATCATCTGAATGAATATACTGACGACCAGTTGTTGAATATAATTTATGACCAGTGAATGAATGATGAATAATATCTATATGGGGAAACGTACAATTAATTAAGTGGGAAAACAAAGTGTCTGCACCTTTGGCTCCACCAGAGTGAGCAACTTTAACAGGCTGCAATTTCGTTCTCTTCTAATAGACAATATTCAGTTTGACACATCAGACAGTAAATATCAACTATATCTAGTGGATGATCATCAAAGAGTATTACTTTTCCACAATGATGACAGATTAGTTTGTATTGACTAATAATATCAAAATCTTGAATCGATATTCTGATCATGAAGTCTCCTTATGTTTAGTACATTCACAAATTTCTTTAACTCCATTTAAATCAACACCAATGTCAATAAAATCATTATTACTTTCAATATCCTCAATTATTGTATTTATTGTATTTGACACTCCATATAAATCAATGTTTTTGACTATGTTTATATCAGGATTCATATGAAGTGTTTTACATTTAAACACAATATTTCTATCGGAATTCAATATAATGTTCTGATTTGATTTTACGAGTATGTTTTTATTTAATTTGATTGTAACTAAATCATTAGTAATATCAATATCTTCAACACAATCTAATATAGTATTAATTTTTCTTTTTGTAATGAATTTATTTTTAAATTTTTGAATTAATTTAAACAACTATCCTCCAATTTTAACATCTGGTGAATGTTCATCTGCTAAACTTCCACAATTAACCGGATCTCCTTGTCGTCCAGCAGGAAGACCATTAACAAATACAGTTCCAGATCCTCCAACTAAAATTCCTGGATGGTTACAATGGGGCACATAACAATCACTTAACCTCATTTGATTTAACCCATTAGTAAATACATTTGGAGAACCAGAACACGATGGTCTAGGAGGACATCCTGGATGACCAGTACAATTGTCTGTTAATCTTGTTGCCCAAGGGCATCCCATTTAATAACTCTCCCTGTAAGTTTACAAAATTGGATCAGTTGGTGATATGACTTCACTAAGAAAATCTGCCCATAATACTTTCTTTTCAGGAAACCCCCATTCGGGATTATTTTCAATTGCAATAAGTAGAGGAGGTTTTCCTTCACCGTCAATCATAAAATCTGTACCATATATTTCTCCGTTATTATCCATATCTGCATTACCTAAAAATTCAGACATTAAAATCTGTGCAGCAGTTGCAGGTGTAGGGAGCATAGTACATTTTTCATCGGGTATACTCCAAAAACTACAATCTACTGTGGTACATGGTCCGCCCACTGTTGGACAATCAGCCATTTTTTAAACTCCTTTCTGAATACGTTTAACTAACACTTCGAGCAAATTCTTTAGCCATTCGTTCTGCTTCAACTTCAGTTTTAATTGTCCACACTTCTTTTTTCCAATTACCACAAGTATCTAGAGTGATTTTTTTACCAATCTTAAAACCAGCGACAGCACGATGTGACCATCCATAAACTTCACCACTTGGTGATCGACCCCAACTACAATCGTCGTGTTTGGAATATAGTTTAGGAGATTTTTTTAACATCAACCAATCTTGAAAACGTACTTTAGGTTTCTTGTCAGCATACACTGGAAGATTTTTTAAAGTTCGGTCTTCTGGTTTAATATTAGTTACTTCATAATTTTTTACATTATGTTTTTTGAGTCTGCCCGTTTTTATATTTATTTTTTTGACTTTGGATTTATTCTTTTGCGGTACCGCATACTCATCTTCTTCGAGTTTAATGTTCGGTCGTTGAACATCTTTGTCCATTAACTTATTCTTCTTAGCCCATCTGACTAAATCCGGAACGATAGTAAACTTCTTATCAGGAAGTTTAACGTTTTTAAATAATTCATTTGAAATCATAAAAAATCTCCAGGTAGTTATTTCTCTTTCTCTTCCTTAGTCCAGTTTTTCTCAAGAATATTAAAAAACTTTTTCTTATCATCTTTAGATAATTCAATAATAGATTCAACTTTAAATCTTTTAAGAGTATCATCAAACAATTTTTGATATTCGTCTTGATTTTCAAATATACGCACACTATCGAAATCAAAAGTTTCAAATAACTCATCGTAAGTAAATTCTACTCCATCTTCTTGTCCTTCTTTAAGAATTATTTTTAACTCTTCCTTGCATCCATGTTTCTCATATAACGATTTAGCTTTGTGTTCAACTTCTGGATACTTATGTTGTTTGCTTCTGATTATAGCAGCTTGTATTAATCTACAATCAAAATCTTTTGTAAAAGGATTAACTACAGGAAATTTTAATTCTTTGGGCATCAAAAATGCTTTTTCACCAATTTCTTCAAATAACTTCTGTCGATTTTCTTTCTTCTGAAAATATTGTCGAACAGTAATTGGTATTGTAGTCACTACAACTTCAGCTAGTGCATTATAGAAAAAAATGTCTCCTAGTTCCTGACCTTCTGTGTCAAAAATTAAGTCTTGCATAATATTGTCCTTATTTTTTAAAGAATATAAAATCAACTAATTACACTATTTCTCTAGTATAATTAGTTGATTATGTTAATGTTTAGAATGGAATGTCATCATCTGGCGGAGGAGCTTGATTAGTCGGCTGCTGTGGAACTCCCATCGCATTACCTACAGAATTACCCTGAGGCTGTTGTTGATATCCCCCCTGCTGTGGCTGTCCACCACCTTGCTGCTGATACCCTTGATTCTGAGGCTGTTGCTGTTGCTGCTGGTATCCTTGATTTTGTCCCCCACCCTGGTTCTGTGGTTTATAACTATTATTAGTGTTCTGAACTGTACCTACCGAGTTTTTCTTATCTTTGAATTCTAATTCAAAACCTTTCATTGCAATAAAATCAAATATATCCGCCATTGCAATTGCTTCTGGTCTAGACATAAAAATACCAATAGGATTCCCACTAGTTTTTAGTGAAATTACAACTTTATTTTGAGCTTTTTGATTTGATCCTTCTTTAGCTTGTTGTAAAAAATCACTAACGAAACAAGATTTAAATCCTCCACCCGACCCGCCAAAACTCGATTTACTACTATCAGAAAAGATAGCGAATTGACCAAATGTTTCACCCTGTCCACGAGCAAACGCTTTTAGACTATTACTAATAGCAAGAACTTTTTCTAGATCGGCTTTAATTGTGATTCGCCCTTCTTTTTGAAAAGTGCGACCGCCACTATCTGTTTTTGCTCCAGGAGTAACAGATACGAAACAAAAATATCTTGGTTTATAAAATGGAAGATCTGGTGCTGCGTCTTTGACCAATGAAATTCCAAATAGATTATTCGCTGGAAAAGATCTGTCAAAAATATTTTGAAGTGAAGATTGTCCTGCCATGTTGTTAATTCCTTTTTTATTTAAACGATTTCAAGAAAATGATCTGGTACAATGTTTTCCATTTTCTCATTTGCTTCCATAATTAGTTTTTCTGAATCTTGTTCTAGTTTACTCCAATTGATTCTAATTTCACCCATTGGAGATGCTAATGTTTCGTATTTAGATCTAATTGCTGAAATCCATTTCAATACATATCCGAGTGAAAGTGGTTTAAATATTATATTGTAAAAATCAGGACTAATTGTATTTAAGTCTTCATGGTTTGTACAATATACAACAACTGCTGTGTTTACTTCTCCATCTACTCGAATAGTTTTAGGTGGAGTAAATTCCCAAGTAATCTGTTTACCAAGTGAATTTAACATATTGAGAAATTCATTATTAACAACAGTATCTATCATTCCTCCACCATAAACTCCAGTAGACCCTCCACCATAATTTGATAAGCTACTACTGGTATTCCCATTGCTGTATTTTGTATTATAAAATGGATCGTCAGTTGCTCCAGTGTCAATGTACACAGCATCAATATCAATCACATATTCATTTATAGTAATAGGTAATTCATATTTCCATTGATTGTCTCCACTGTTTGTTGTAAAAGGCATCAAACAATCACCATTTATAATACAGTATTTCTTGAATGATGAATATTGAGAAAATAGGGGAAGTACGTCTTCAGTGATTCCTTCTATAATTTCATCATCGTCCATCTCAAGTAAATTTAATTTAGCTCCTGTATTTCTTTTAATATAGTTTAATAAATTCGTCCATGTTTGCATAATAAATAATACTCCAAGTCTAATCTAACCCATTTAATAAATCATCGACTATATCCTCATACAATTTATTGGTTTTTCCTTTTTTCACTTCAGGACAGTTCTCAATATGATCGATCAAATCATTTTTTGAAGTAGCTAAAAAACTAGTGAATTGATCTTCCATTAATTTTTTAAATTCATTATTGTCCGATTTAACTGGAACTAGATGTAAATCAAATCCTAGCCCATTAACCATTCTAGTTAACGGATTAAGTCCTAAATCGACATCTTCAAGAAATTTATTAAACTGTGGAGAAAAAGATTTTCCAAGTGTAACTTCTGCCATTGGAAATTTTTTAAATCCACTTTCAATTAATTCATTAAACATCAGCCTAAGTACGGTATTCACTTCGTTGATGAGCATTTACATCTCCCTTTTTGTAATTTTAATCCGTTTTAGTTGTTCTTCAAATGATATCATTTTAATATTTTCAACAATTGTTGTTATATTGGTTTTGATGATATCTGGCATATTTTGTAATTCGTTCTTTAATATTAACGGATCAATAGGAATATTATAATTCAATATTAAGTCTATTGCTTTTTTAGGACCTACATTTTTAATACCATTGATTCCATCTGCCTTATCCCCAGCCAATGCTAATATCAATACTATGTGTTTTGATGTCAATGCTCCTCTTTTAAATTTTTTATATATATACTCAATAGCTGAATTATTGTCCCAACAATCGATTGCTAATCGTTTGTTCCCTGTTTGACTAGGCATAAATCGATTAGTGAATTGTATTGTGTTTGTAAATTGACAACATTGCAATAAGTCTTTATCATTAGATATAACAACATTCAACGTGTGTTCTTCTCCACTTTCATAAAAGTTATTCTTAATTACATAATATGGAATCAAGTCACTTTCATATTCATGAAGATTATATACAACACCATGTCCTTTTATACTGCATTTCTGTTCAATTTCTTCCCAATATCTTTTCTTTAATTGTTTAAACAAGTATAAGTCTTCATCTTTATCAATGATATCAGCTAAACTTGATCGTCCACTCTTATACGAACTTTGGATAGATAAGTTTTGACTATTTTGTCCATCATCAAAAAAAGTTACAAATTTGGGATTGAATCCCCTAAATCTTTTATGAAGAAGATTTAGATAATCTCGGTATTCATTAACTAACTGGTCACTTGGACGTTTATTTTCAATATAATAGTTTATTTCATTAAATACATTGTTCTTATTATACAACCCTTTACATACCGATGCTAAATCAATATAAAAAATAATATTTGTTTTGTGTAGAGTATTTAATATGTTTTTAACTAATTCATACGTTATACTTGATTTAACATAAATATTTCTATTAGCATTATGCACATGATTTCTCCAGTCAAGATTTATAAAAAGAAATTAAAAAATTATTAAAAAATAATTTGTATATATTTTAATAATTTATATATGAAAACTGACAATATTAAAAATCTTAATCATTTTTATAACGCAACATAACAGTCTTTGCAAGATGATATAAATAATGTTCTCTTTGATTTTTTCTATAAAAAACATTAACGATATTTAATGGAGATAAAACAAAATTAGATTCATTGTGTTCTTCTAAATTATATATTTCTCCAAATTGTGGAAAATCTGGTAAACAGTTTGACATTTCATAATATTGAAAACCCATGATTTTATCACTAACTAGTTGAATTGCATTATCAAATCTTGCTTGACCATTTCCTGGTTCATCAGGACAATATATTATTGTCGTTGCTGAACTTCCACCATATACTATTCCAACTACTCCTTGTTCGATTACGGATTTAATTTTACGTTCTTCAACCATTTTAAAATCCGTTGATATTGGTGTTAGTTTTTTATCAAGTGACGTAATTTTAGGTTCTTTTTCATGTGAATATTTAATTTCCTGATGTTTGAATATATACCTATTTCCTCGTTTACCTATCAAAGTTTGGTCTGTGTCTGAAAGATTTTTCATTAAAATTTTATTACTAGTTACTTGTCGATCGAAATATTCAAACACATCGACTTTTTTAAATTTAGTTTTGTCAAATAAGTTAATATAGTAATTAGCTATTTCCATATCGTCACTTTCCGATATTGCAAACGAATCGAAAAAATAATAACTAAATGTATTATTCACTTTGTAGTTGTTAATTAGATATGACGGCACATTTAAATCGTTTTTTGCTCGAGTTAATATTTCTTCATATATATATTCATTTTTCTGAACATCTGCCCCAATATGATTAAATTTAAAAATTTCTCCAAAATTAGTACTCAAGAACCCTTCAAACCCTCCTAATACATCTCCAGCTTTTTTATCAAATTGAATATTATTATATGTGTTATTGTTTCCAAGATAATATAAAGTTGGATGAACTAATACAAGCGTTGTAAACATTTTATCTTCTTGAAATCTAATCGCTCCTTCAGGAGTTACTTTAATACATAAAAACGTTTTAACAAAAACAACATTTGTATTTCCTTTTGTTTTACCTTCATCTTTTGAGTATATTGTCATTGTAATGCTGGGAAATTTATTTCTATCTATATCACTTATCATTTGTCGCAAAACTGGTTGAGAAAAAAATAATTTAACTAAGCAAAATGAACTTTGCTTGAGTATAGGTGATCGTATAAATGCACAAAATGAGATATCAGAGTACGATATCCCGTTTATTGTTAGTAATATTTCAAAACTTAATTGTGATTGGGCTCCCATAATATTTGTCTCGTATGTTTTGTCCTCGGAAGATTATCCCGAGGCCAATGGTTAATTATTAAATCTTTTCGAACCTTTTTATCCCATCTTTGTATCCATAAAATTCAAGCATAGCTTTTTCCATTTTAACCCCGGAAAACTTCAACTTCTGAAATTCGCCGAGGCCAAAAATATATTAAATTTGAATATTATATGATCTTACACTCTCTTTAAACCACTCAGGAAATAATTCATTATCGTATTGCATTAGTCTATTAAAGTTTCCGTCAAGAATAAAGGTTTCTGCCCAGTCTTTATCTGATCGAATTGATCTACCACATCCCTGAACTATTTTAATAATAGCCATTCTTGAATACCATTTACTATTCATATTCATTTTAGTTTTAACCCATATATCACCAATGAATTGATATGGAACTTTCAAAAATATTTGAAATCTACTTAAATCATCAACTAAATCAACTCCCTCAATTATTGACGGCGAAACAATAACATTTGCTTTACCTTCTGTAATGACTTTGTCTAAATTAAGCAAATCTTTCTTATTTGGGATTAGCATGTTAGACGCATATTGGCTTGCTGCTAATATTCTTTCAGCATTGTCGTATGAAACTGTATGAATTATTCCGTTTATTTTCTTACCGTCGTTCTTTTCGTACAAATATTTAAGTATTCGATCAATAGTAATAATAAACTTTGGCATCATTTCATCTTTATTCTTATATGTCAATTTACCAAGATTATTTACAACATGAACTGTTCTGTTCTCTACTGGGATTGTTGAACCTGTTTGTTTAAAATCATATTCAGGTATTCCTAATTCCTGACAAAACTGATTTACTCCACAAATTGATGCTGACATAAATAAGCTTTTCTTAACTCTATCACCAATAAGTGATTTAAAATACTCATGAACTTCAAGTGGTTTAACTTCAATAGTTTTAGATTCTTCTCCATTCTTCTTTGTGAACTTTACTAAATTGTAAACCCATTGAGTAGTACTAGACAGAAACATGTCATATTTATCATAAATATCAGTAAGATTTTCTTTTACTCGATTTAATTTACTAACATGAGTTTTATACTTTTTTATCCTTTTCAGTTTCATTATTAATATTTCAAGTTTTTTAATAATTGGATTAATTTCGTTATATGCTTCGTCAATATAATCAGAAATCAATGATAATACTTCTGGATTTTGGAATGATGCATTTTTAATATGTTTATTATTCGTTAACTTATTAACTTTCTGTATTAGATTTTTAAAATCCACACATAATTCACCACCAGATTGTTTTGTAATTTGATATGCCATGAAAGCTAATTGATCTTCTGATAATGATAATGTTGCGTAATCACAAAGAATCTTTTGAAGATTATGTGCTTCATCACAAACTAATATCTTAGGTTTTAATGCACAAGAATTCATAAAATAAGCATAATTTGTTACCCCAACTTGACCAGACATAAATTTTTCTTTTTGTAATAGATATTCACAACGATACTCTTTTGCCGCTATACACTTTTTTGCACCCATACATAACGGACTACCAAAATGCACATCAAATTCAATATTCTCCTTTGATGTTAATGGAAACTCTGCACACTCATAATTCTTTGCGCTCCAGATATGATTAAAGTCAGAACGGTTATTAAAAGATTCAATATATTGTACTTGAAGTTGTCTGGTTGAAGATAGGATCAAAATAGGTGGTCCAGTTTCATTACTTTTAATATTTAAATTGTCATTTAATTTTGCAAGAGCTTTACCTACTGTAAAACATATAGCCGATTTACCCACACCGGTTGGACTTTCTAACACAAAGTGGTCAGTTATTTGATCGAAGGATTCAACAATATCATGAATAATTTCTTCTTGATTAATTCTAAACTCTGGGAATGGGAAGGCATTTTGAATTGCTTGTTTGTATTTTGACAAGTAGTTGTTCTCCTTTTATTGTGAACGACTATATTTATATAATCGTTCACATGTAGTTGTTATTGAAACATGCCAAACTCATCAAGGTGAACTGTTGGTATTAGTGAAACAGTTTCCCCTGGCGACTGTGCTGATACACTAATTGGACACACCTTACCAAAATGACTCGGATGGACATGTTTCACTTCTGTTGGGGGCATTGACATATTTGGTGGGATAAAACTACACTTGTTGACTAATATTCCTGAATATAAATTCTTAGTATCATACAAATAATTTCCCGATAAACCAACACTCGAATTAGTCATATTTGTGTTTTTAGCTTTCAAGAAGTACTTAATAATAAACAACTGATCAACCTTCATTTCATTTTTATAGTTGCCTTTGGCCACTTCTGTACATAACCCAGATATTCTTGTTAAGAATGGTTGAAGGAGCATTTCAAGAAAAACTACTCTTTTATTATTCAAATCAGTAAACGCTTTAGGTTCACCTAGACTATTAATTAAAGTCTGACGAATTACATCAACTAATGTGAATGGTGCTTCAAAGCCATAACATTTATGATACAATGCTCTTGAATAATCATCAAAAAATAGAGTATCTAATTTATCAATTACTGCTTGTTGAGTTTTCTCTTTGACGGAGAAACGTTTGCTTATAACTTCTACAACATTTACCATCTCCTGCTTCGTGTGAGCAAGTTTGTACTTTTTCATATATTTTTGATAAATTGGATCTTCAAAATCTACAAATAATTGTAAGAAAAATTCCAATGACATATGATTACGAACAAAGATTGCAATGTCATTCTCTGCATAGAGAGTGATTGAATTAAACAAACTAAATATCTTACAACTTTGTTTTTTAATTGTAATCGGATAATCTATTGCATACATCATACATGTGTAGTAATTCGCGTTTAGATAAAAATGTTCGTGATCCATCAAAGTAGGAATAAAAAACTCTGTAAAATGATGAATTTCATCAGTTACGTTATTTTTAACATCAATCGATACTTTTGAATATGCAGAATTATTGACTCCCAGATAATTAATTCGTTTTGTTATTTTAATTTCGTGTACCGAGAGATAGTTGTTTCGTTGAGCTGAAAGAAAATTAATTGCATTTGCACAGAATGATTCTATGAAATTGTATTGGTATTGTCTTATTGATATTGGATTAACGTATGAAAAAAAATCATTATTTTTTCTATATTTTAGTAGATTCATATATTATTCCTTTTGGATGAATATTTATGTTTATAATTACGTATTTTTGACATAGTATGGATAGTTAAGTTATGTTTTTTAGCTAGATCAACATTAGTTATACTAGTAGTTAAAATTTCATATTCTATATATTTAACTAAATATTCAGTCATATATCCATTCAATGTATCTGTTATATGATTCCATTGTTCTTCATTAAATATATTAGTAACATGACCCCAATTTTGTTTTGTTAAAATATTTTTAATAATTCGAAGTGTAAATTTATTATTATAATCTATAATATCTTGTTTTGTTTGAAGTTTATTTAATAATACTAAGTTTAAACATTCTATAATTTCATTTTCTTTAAACTTAGTATTGACATTATCTGAACCTAAACTAATTCTACTTCTTTTTTTATCTACCATGTCATTCATATTTCTTAAATGTGTACCACTAAATAAGTGTAATGGATTTTGACAAGACGGGTTATCATGGGAATGACAAACACATTCATTATCACAAAGTGGACCATTATATAATTCATAAACATATCTATGGGATTTTGTACTTGTATTGTCATGATAAAAAGTGCCATATCCATCTTTATCTCTGTACTTTTTCCATTCCCAACAAACATTGTAATTTATTGACCCATCAGTATTTAAGGGGACATGTACTTTTTTCCAAAATCGACGTAGTTCATATTCTGATAAATTATTTCGGTTCCATGAATCTAACAATTCGTTACTTAATAAATTTGTTTTATTTAATAATTTTTCATCCAACATAATTGTTCTCCTATAAGAAAAATATGAAGCATTAAGAGTTAGAAAAAAATGTATAGGCATTTCATTTCAAAGAAGCTATCTTTAGTCCTCTTAATACTTCACAGTTAATATTATTAACGAATTAATCGTTAATAAATTTAATTAATGTATCTACAACTTTTTTAGTTTCTCCATCATGACTAACTGAAGTATCCATATGATACTCCCCGTCTGTTATGATATCTTTCAACATTTTCTTTTTAGCATCTGCACAATCAGATTTAACAGTCAATAATTCGTGGAGGGACTTCATAGTTCCATGAGCTATAATTCCTTCGCTTTAATATTCGAAAAAGATCGCGACTCATTTTCCGGGAAATCGTTCACCCTGCTGCATGTTATCCATGCAGAGTAGACTATATCTTTATCCTATAAGTTATAGGATACTCTCTGTTTCCCTGGCTCGCATTTCCAGGTACTCCCTTACGGGATAGTCGTTACACCTTCAATATATGTCGTTAAAACATATAGAGCTTGGCTCGGTATTGACCTCAGCATTATCTGTTAGGAAGTCCACCGAGTTAAAAGAGTTTTTTATACACATATTACTATGTGTAGGAGACCGATTCGGTTAATCTCCATCTGACCCAAACGTTTTCCTCCGTCGTTCGATTTACCACGCAAAGGTTGCTTCGTTATAAAACGACATTTACCAAGGTCACGAGCAGCAACAATTTCAGAAACCATCTTATAGAGTTTAAAAGTGTAAATTGGTACCACAAACTTATTCTTAATAATAACATCATTATTGATTGTAAATGGTAATTCAAACTTTAACTTATCTTTCATATAATTTAAAGTCTCTTTTTTAATCTTAATATGTTCAACATGTGATCGGTTTTGTTTGATTAATTTTTTAATATTTAATACACTGAAGCTTGGTGCTTCAATGAAAAATCCATTAGTCTTAACATCTTTAATAAATTCTTTAACAACTTGAGGATCTTCATTCATTCGAGAAATTAAATTACTAACATCTGTATAATAATCAGTAGTATTTAGATTACTAATTATATTTTCGTTAATTTTAGTCAACTCAGAAATACAACAGTTTGGGTCGTTTAACATTTGTTCTTCACTTAGCATTACTTCTTTTGAAACCACTCCTTCAATCAACTGACTGATGTTCATTCTGCTGTAACAGCCAAAGGAATTGAATATACAATCAATAGGTCGATTGCAACTCATAGCAATTGGTCTTAACTCATCTGGTAATGGATCACTTGCTATTCCTTTTCCTGCATACGCTTGTGTTACGAAGAGATTCGTTATTTCTCTCCTTCTATACATTTCTATATAGGCCAGACTATATCACGATCCAATCAAATTGGACCCGCCCCGTTTCCACTCCACTAAGAGTGTACTCTACTTTCTTCCATCTATTATAAAATAATAAATGTGATTTCGATAGTCGTTGCACCTTCAATAATAATATTTAATATATTATTAAAGCTTGGCTCAGGATTATCTTCAGCATTATCTGTTTAGAGTTTCCCTGATAAAGAGGCGTTATTCGATTAAAATTACTTTTAAAAGTCGCTATTTTACAAACGATTTGCAAACTTATCTCCCTTTTGACTACCACTCTCACGAGTAATTTCTAGTTCGATTAAATATTTAGCATTTTTAAGCATACTAGCATTCGCAGAAATAGTATCTGGAATATACATCATATAATTTTTAATTATTTGTTTTGCATAATCGCGATTAATCTTATATTGTAAATCATTAAACGGAGCAATAATACTTTCATCTGTTTGCATATTGACAAGTTTATCTAGACACTTTTGAAGTTTTCCATCTATTAATTGAGGAACTTCTTTCTTATAGAGTTTATGAACACTTATTCCGGTAACTTTACCACCTTTAATTTTTGAAGTAATACCATCAACTTTAATCGCTTGAGTGCTCTCGTTATTCAAATTCAATAAATCTGAAAGTGTTAGTGAATTATAAAAACGAGTCATCTTAGTTTTAATAGTTGAAAGTGATTCAAATGCTCGCATTGAACTTGGTTTAAGTACAGAACAAACAACATTACCATGTATTTTTTGTCCAACATTTGGAAAGTATTTTAATGATCCTTCTACATCATTATATGAAGGCAACAAAATAGTATATTCAAATACAGGAATATACACTTTCTCACTTAATCTAACTTTGGCTCTTTCTAAAAAACTTTCACTCAATAGTAGAGAATCTTCGTGGTTAACCTTTATGTTCGAGATAAATCGCTACGGTTCTCCCCGGAATAAATCCCGCTGTATATTTCTATACAGAGCAGACTATATCATCATCGACATTAATCGATGTTTTGTGCTTCCACTCACTTGAGTGTACTCCCCAAAGGGATAGTCGTTGCACCTTCCTCTCTAGCACAAGAGGCTTGGCTCAGGATTACCATTTAGACTTAGGCTTCCCCTGAATTCACAAAATTTGCATTTATTATTACTAATAAATGGGGCTTAATATTTTAACCCAAAACCATTTATATAAGCTGTTAGTGTATTATAACCAAATGCTGGAATACCATTCTTAAAATTATCATAACTATATATAATATCACCCTTTTTAAAAGGTTGATCTTTCGATAGCATATAAGTTAATTTAGAACAATAATATCCTGTAGTCTTCTGATACAGGGGAATCTTATACTCTTTAAGTTCGTTTAAATTAGTGTAAAAAATAATAATTAGTTCATTGCTATTAAATACAACATAGCCATCATCTTTTGCAATACATAACCCAAGAAAGCTTGTTTCAGATAAATTACGATATTCATTTGAAATAACATAAGGTATTTGACAATTTTCATGAGTTATTGCTTGTGCTGCTTGTTTGGATGCCATTTGAGCTCTAGTTGAATCACAAGCCCCTAAAAATGGTAATGTACTAAGATTAACACTGGTTATTTGCATAAACTCTCCTTGTTAAGTGTGTTCTTAAATCAAATATAAAAATAAAATAGTATATATTTATGTTATTTATATATCAAATCAAAGAAAACAATCACACGATCAATTTAATGATCGTGTGATTTTTATATATTTATTCTGTTGATGTCATTTGTTTCTCGTTGTCTTTAATTAAATTGTTGAGTAATATTAAATGACTATATAGTTTTAAATCCTCCTCGTAGGAATGTGTCCAATATGTTGACAATTCTTCATGTTTTTTAGGTGGTGATTTTATAAATTTAGCATGACTAACTGAAATAACATTAATATTATCTAAATGGTCTTGTCCAGCTTTTGCAAGTTTAAAAAACGCATCCGGATCAATACACTCAAATACTCTACGTCCCCAAAAATGTAATTGAAACCCCCACAATTCATCAAGTACCCACTTAGCAATAACGTGAGCAGTTTTTCCGTTACCATCTTCGTTAGTAATGTGAGCAGTTTGGTCGTTTTGTTTTTTAATATTATCCATATCTAAATAGAATGGACATGTTCTAACTGTAAGATTGCCAATTCGACGACTAAAATGTTCAATCATAAAAATCTTCTTTAAGTTAATTGATTAACTAATTCTGTTAAGTCTTCTAGTTGTTTACTTGAAAGATCTGATTTTGTGTCTTCTAAATGTTTAGTTATATTATTTATGCCAATTAACATCTTATCTTTTTCTTTATTTAATTTCAATATACTTGTTGTTATAATTTCAGGTATAATATGCTGTTTATTATCAATTTTAAATTTATGATAATGAAGTTCTCCTAACACTCGAACATAATCTCCTTTTACTATATTATTTCTAGTATATTCAGCATTTTGTTTCCAAGCTTTAACTAAATGTTTTTCAGTTGATTGGATAAATTTTTTCTGCTTATTGCTATAATAAGATTTGTTAGTAAATAAGAAAAATTTAACACTAACTACATTATCATTTAAATCTTCAGGTTCACTTCCTACATGTCCAATTAGTGAAATCATATTTTCGCAAGAACTCATGTAGTATCCTTTTTTTTGTTTTACTGAGTTATAAGTGTCATTGGATTAACATATGGTATATATTTATTCAGTCTTGATATTTTTGAACATGAATAAATTTTAGTATCATGTTTTTCAGTCAATTCCCCAATTATTTTGCCAATATTTGTATAATGATTACTAATATTAGCATTTGTTAATGGTATTGATTTAGATTTACTTTTATATTCGTTATGAAAGTTTTTATTATTTTCTTTATCTAAACACATATCAAAACCGAATAAATATATCTTTTTTAGTCCAATATAATTTGCAAACGATAAAGCTGCTGACCCTGTATTGTTGCATTTATTTTTCCCGTCGATTAATGGATAAAATACACCCTTCCTTTGTATCCTAACAATGTCAGAACTTAATGGTCTTTTTAATTTACCACCATATTCTTTTTCTAACTGAGTTAATTTAATAGTACATTTCAATTCATCAATATCTTTATAAAATGTATGCCAGAAATAACGATCCATAAATAATAAATAATCAGTATCGACAATAGTATATGACATATTTGTACCGATAGTTGTATATAACTTATTTAATTCACTAAATTGAAATTTTGAATCAATTAGTTGTTTAATCGATGGTCCTCCACCAATTATTATTCCTGTTTTGTCTTTATGTTTATCTTTAAAATTGAACAATCTAGGTTGTTGTTTCACTTTTGGCCTCGGACAATTCTTGATTTAAAATACTGTTCTTGAAATTGAGTAAACTCTCGTATTTCAGTATCCGAATAGTTTTGTCCAGGTTTGACAACAATTAATTTGTCATCATCATCATCTAATCGATGTATTATTGCAATACATGACCCTGTGAATTTCTTGACTGGTGTACTAACGCCTAATACATATGCATCTAATTCTTCGCCATCGGGAGCTTTTGTGTTAGGTATATATCCATAGTTAACAGGATATGTATATCCATGTTTAGGATGTTTAGTACCTAACATTCTGTCCATCACTACAGATACTTCAGTATTGAGATATTGTTTTGAATAACTCATGTTCTTATTTTCAAATATAGGATTACTAATCATTTAATTAATTACTCCTGTTTAAATTCAGCGATTTTGTGAGTAGTCAAGAATTTAGTATTAATATAACCAACAGTCCAGATCATTTTTTGTTCATCAGTTAATTTACTATATGGAACACACCATGGATCAAGTTGTCTTTTGAAATCTCTATGTTCTCCATATTTCCAACCGTCATTTTGTATTTTTTCTAAGAAATATTCATGAACATCAGGAGATTGTGCATCAGGGTTATTAACAATATAATTGAAGTTGTCGACTAAATTATTAAAACAATGAATGTCTAAATCTTTAAATTCTCGAAGTTCTGAACTGTATTTTCCCATTTTTTGAGCTTGAATTAAGTCGTATATTTTTCTGATATTGAAATATCTGTCTTTCATAAAAAATTCTCCTTATTAATATTATTGATTTTTTCCAAGTATAAATCCAAATCCAAATGGAAAAACGAAAAAACTTAACATACCTTTGAATATTGTCCAATATTCTGTAGAATCAAAATTAATTGATTGACACATAATGAACATAATCACACAACCGTATATAATACTTATGCTTATAAGAACATTTTTCAAAAAACACCACCTTTTTGACCTCAGCAAGACTCGAAAATCCGCCGAGGCCAAAAATGTTAACTATAAATTATTAAGAAATTCAACAAACTGCTCGTAAGTAATAATCTTACAACCATACTTCTTAGCAGTCTTAATCTTATTTGAAGTTGAATTAACATCATTAGTTACCAAAATATTAACTTCTTTAGTAACACTCTTAATAAACTCTAATCCGTTCTGTTTAGACAATTCAACCCAATAATTTCTAGGTTTACTATTCTTACCAGTAAAACAAACATTGATTTTTTTAACTTCCTTAATATATTTACTATCAATCATTTCATTTAATTCATTACTCACTTCTAATAATGGTCCTAAATCATCTAAAAATTCATATAATAATATTGCTCTTTCTGGACCGACACCATCAATTTTCATTAATTCATTAACACTCATTTCACTCAATTCAAAAAGATCGAATTGTTTTAATATTTTTTTACTCATTCTAGTACCAACACCAGAGATATTAAAAGACGATAAAATATTGTAATCATATATGGGTTTAGATTTAACTTTTTGTATTTCACAGATTAAATTATTAGCCGACAACTCAGCAAATCCACTCAATGTGATAACATCAGAATAAGTCAGATCAAGTATTTGTTTTAATGAAGTTATCCCCTTTTCAAGAACTAATTTTTTAATTGTTCCTGGGCCAAGTTCTTCAATACCAATTCTAACAACACTATCAGTTAGTACTTTAACGATTCTCCCTGCACATTGTCTATTAGGACATATTAAATTAGGCTCATCATAAACCAAAGAACTTTGACAATCAGGACATTTAAAGGTACTGATTACTGTTCTATTAGGATCAGTAGATTTTTCAACTATTCGTTTAAATTGAGGAATAATTTCACCACACCTCTCTATTTCAATAGTATCTCCAACACAAATATCATTATCTATAACATATTTAAAATTATGAAATGACATTTTTCTATTATCAATGCCTTCAATAACAACTTTCTCAACTATTCCAACGGGAGTAATTGTGTGTTTCCCACTTTGTAATTGAATATCAAGCAATTTAGTAATTCCAGTAGGATTACCAAATTTCAATGACATATTTCCAAGGTAATGATGAGAAGTTTCACCAAGACTATCGAAATATTCTTGATCTTTTAATTTCAAAACAAGACCATCTAATGGATATTCCCATCCTTTTAACTGTTGTATATATTTATCCCAATCAATTAATTTTAATTGGGATACAGTATACTCGTTTGAATATTTTCTATAATCAATAAATGTTAATATTTTATCAAACTTTGGATCACTAACCTCTTCTGTTGCTAGGAGACCAATTACGGCACTTCTGGGTATTTTATATTCTTTTCCATTCTTTCTTAATAATTCGTGTTTGTGTTGTTCAAATACATTCTTAAGAAGAATTATTTCACCAAGAACTTCTATTCTAGTATCTACACCCGTATACATTTCAAAATTAATAAGAGGAAGTTTGTGTGTGATATTTTCACCAACTTCACCTGTGTCCCCTGAAGTAGATAATGTGCCAGTGTCTCTATCTATTTTACCAGCAATACCATCAAATTTAGGTTCAAGTTTAAATACTTCGTTTTTATCTCTACTTACAGATTCAGCCCATTTAATTAATTCTGTTGAGTAATAAAATTTAGCAAGAGAAAGCATTTTTCTTTTGTGAACAACTTTATCTAATTTATTATTCTTTGCAATTAGTGAATAGCTACCTTTAAAATCTAATATGGGATTATTTGGATCACGAGTTTTTAATTGTTCAATTATAGTATCATAACCGTAATCGCTAATTTGGGGGTCATTCATATTCCAGTATTGAAAGTTAAAATATTTGATTTGTGCAACTAATCGATTTATTTCTGCAACATTAGATTCGTTAGACATAGTAATTTTCCTTTTTTTTAGTTAATAGTTGCTTACAAGTAACTTTTTATTTTATGGTTTCGTACAGCATCATTCGCAAGTTGATCAGCAAGATTATTATATCTATCTGTTGCATGAGCTTTAACTTTAAAAAATTCAACATCGTCAAATTTAGCTAACTCATCTTTAGTTTTCTGTATTAACTCTTTATTTTTAATTGCTTTATTCTTTGTTAATGCTCCGATTGAATATTGACTATCTGAATAAATTTCAATCCTTATTGAACCATCAACATTCTTTAATGATTGAACTGAAAGTAATATTGCATTCAATTCAGCTATATTGTTTGTTAGATTATCTCCGAGATATTGGGATAGGTGAAATTCTCTTCCATCTGGATATAATATTACTGCTCCAGCTCCCGAAGGACCTGGGTTTTTTGGCATCGTACTTCCATCAGTGTATATTCTAATTGTCTCGTTCATGCCGTCCATTCCTCATCTTCTTTAATAATTTGCCAACAATGGTCTTTTGTATGTATTGGAAATTCAATACAATTATCGCCATCACAATCACAATTAACTGCCCAAAATGCACCCTCCAAGAATTGAACTATTCCTCGAAATGAAGATGTTGTTTCCCCACTATGAACTTGTTGTACTATGTCGTTTTCAAATATTGGAATATTATTAATATCCCTTTCGCCAGTGCATTGATCAATACTTTTAATATTATTGAAACTAAGATAATTAGCATCTAACCAAGGTCTTAATTTGATTGGGATTTCTTTAAGAGTAAATGTTTCAACAAATACAGAATCGATATTTTTTGTTACTGTGTATCTAAATAGATTTTTATCCATATCAATCTTTGTCTCCATCTAGTATTTCCCATTGCCGAGTTTCACTAAATACTGAAAAAGCAAATTCATCATTAATTACCCAAAAAGTACCTTCAAGAAATTTAACTGTTCCACAGAATAGATCACTGTCTTGATCATCATTAATTCTCTGTACACAATCATTTTCAAAAATAGGTTTTTCATGAGCATCATTTTCACCAGTGTATTGATGAATACTTACAATATCATTAACACTACAATAATTAGCCTCTAACCAAGGTCGTAATCTATCGGAAATGTCTTCTATTCTGAATATTCTAATAAATTTAATATTGTCACGATTTCTAACAGTGTACTTAAATGTATTTTTACACATGATTGTCCTCCGTTAATCAAATTTAACTCCAAAAATTGTAAAGCATGGACTAACTGTTTTTACACTCCCACCAGTACTTGTTTTAGTTCTAGCAAGCCTCCACCCAAACACATTAGTTACTACATCATACGTTTTAAGATATTCGTTCCATAACCATTTACGATAAACAAAACTAAACATTTTACATTTGATTTGATTTATCATGATTTATCACATATGTTTGATTAATATTGAGGGGTTTACTCATCATGATCTCAACAACTTGGACAAAACTAACTGGTTTAAAATCATTACAATCAACACCAACATCCATTGATTTTCCTAACCCTTCTGTTTTACCATGAGCATGACCATACAAATGCCATGAACCATAATTACTTGCAGGCCATGTCATCATTGGATAATGACAACAAATGACTTGCTGTTTATCAAATACTGTTTGCCAAATATGGGATCTCTTAGGTTCAGTACTCTTCTTTAACCAATAATCGTGTGATCCAGGAATGAAAATATGATTGCCATTGAGTTTTTTAATATAGTTTTTTAACACATATAAATATTCTCTACTTGCTAAACAAAAATCTCCAACATGTATTGTCATATCCTGTCGAGTAACAATATTATTATGGTTTTGAATAATTGTTTTATCCATCTCTTCTATGTCTGAAAATGGTCTATTACAATATTCAATAATTTTTTTATGGCCATAGTGTTCATCAGAAGTGAAATAATACATTACATACCATCTCTTTGTGTATTAGTAAAATATACCATATCATTAATCCCATGTTGTGATTTTAAATATTTTTTAAAACATAATTCACAAACTAATTCTTGCCCATGATCGTCAGTTGAATAAAAGTCATTTTCTGGTGTACATTGACTTACTTTTTTACATACACAGCAAAGACAATCTTTATACCCACGATCTTCATGGATTGTTCTAATGGGATCATTTAATGAAATTTTACTGTCACAATTTTTCATTAATTCATTAACTCTTTTTTGTGCATCCGTCAATTTAATTGGTTTTTTCTTTTTGAGTTTTTTCATAAATTTTCTCCTTTATTCTCAAGCAGATCTATTGTACTCAACAATGATTGATGCCAACCAAGCATGAAGAATTTGCCAGCAATTTCAAGTTCATGTTTTGTCAGTTCAATGTCATCAATATGATATCTCATGATTTTATTAAATCTTCTTTCTCCTTCGCTTAATTCAGTTACTGTGTTTTTAGTTTTATATTTTGGCATTGCTTAGGTTCCTTTTTAATTTTAGTTTTTAAACGACTATTTTACACCCAAGGAAAGTCGTCAACCTTTCGTATAGCACGAGTTTCAGCTAGTGTTCCCTAGTAGAATGGTGAGGTTAGTGGATTTCCATCCGTCGACTTTCCCACGCCACGTCATCGGATAACCGATCATCCTACAAATTCAGTTATAGGAGTTGAACCTATCTCGGATCGATCCTGTAAAGCGTCACCGGTCGCTTTCGAACTGAATATTTTAAAACAAATCTATCCTTTTTTGAAGAATGTCAGCATACTTTGACATAAATTGAAACTGTCTACGGAGTAAATATCTTTCTTTTTGAGGTAAATTCAAAAAATTCGGGTTATTCGAGATAAAAGAAGTCATAATAACTACCGTCAATTTTATTGATACCATATTCAAGATATTTAACACTGTCATATATCTTACTTGCACAAATAAGTGCATCTTCAATAGTATAATAAACTGTAGATTGTCCCCAATTATCTTTCATATATTCATGTAAATCAGTTAAATTCTCTTCATATTCCAATTGACTAAAATTATCAATTGCAGAAACATGTGCTACTCGATATGCTATTCGTTTATCTTCAATAGAAACTTTAACTTTAGTTTCTTTTTCAATGATATAACTATCTGACGTCTTAAGGATATAAATTCCGTTGTCTTTGCTCATGTTATTCTCTCTTCTTTTTAGTGTTTTTATTTGTTCATTGAAAGACGGAGGGTCGCATAATTGAAATTCTAGAGGGACAGCCATTTGTGGTGCTGACAACAATTCTGATAATATACATGTGATTGTCATATCTCTCCCTTTTCAATTTTGTCAACTTGACCAGTTTGCCAATGACCCATCCAAATACGTTCATGAATAGATAATTTTTCAATATCGACATCAGAAAACGAATTAATGTTTCCTAGCGTTGTTTTATTCGGTTGATATAACGCTCCAAGAGTCGGGCTCAGGTTCATTGCAAGTGTCTTTTCACCAAACTTTTTTACTGCTGGTTGATCTGGATCATATCTCCAAAATCTTTTATTGTCTTTATTTTTATTAATAACAAACATATTACATAATAGAATTTCAATAAAACTACTATACGGAGTTCCAACAGTCAGAAGATGTGACATGATGTCTTCATAATAAATCACAGGGGATTTTTTGACTTTATTATTAGTTTTTAATATCTCCTTTACATTGTTCATAATTTCAATTGCATCAATGTTTTTTACTTCCCCAGTGAAATAATCAAAATATGATTTATTATTAATTGATTCTTTAAATCCTTGAATTTTATCAATATTATTTGGAATCTCTTCTGTATTGAATTCAATTATATATTGTTTTAATTCTGGGTTGTGAATAATATTTGTTAGATGGTTTTGAATGAAATCTTTTACTGATTGGTTAATTTCTAGATTGGCTGAACCACTGTGATGGAACGCTTAATGTTCAAAAAGAATCGCTAATTCTTTTCCGGAACTATTTTTTTGTTCCTGCTCTATATTTCTATAAAGAACGGACTATATTACCATCCTTTTCAAAGGATGTTCTCTACTTCCACTCGCTTGAGTGTACTCCCCATGACGGGATAGTCTCTGCACCTTTAATATAAATATTAGCAATATTTATAAAACTTGGCTCAGTATTGTCTTCGTCTTTACACGCTAAGAGATCTACTGAATTCAAAGAATTTTTCGACTAGGATTACTCCTAGAAGCGACCATTTTCATTAATCGCATTATTAGCTGAGTCAATCTTTCCGAAACAACTTGACCAGAAACAACTCCAACACACTCTGTAGGTAATTTTCTTGTACCGAAACATTTTCGACATAATTTAAAATTCGGTGTTTGACATGTCATTGGTGATCGTATTAATATTTTCAAATTAATAAGTGATCTTGCTGTAGGTAGATTAAGAATCTCCCAATCCATTGCTGAATCTTGTGGATCTTTATAATATTTACCAACAAGTGATTTTGCATGTTTCTCACTGAATATGATAAATTCAATACCATGTTCTGTTCCACAATCTTCTTCGATAATCTCAACTATTCCAAGTGCCATTGTTAACGTTCTTTCGAGATAACCACTGAGAGGAGTTTCTGATGCTTTATCAACAAGCAGTTGATTCAATTATATTTCTATAACTGTTGGACTCTATCTTGTAAGAAATAGTGTAATTTATTAATTACCCGTCGTAATTCTTTTTCAGTTAATCCTTTTTCTTTTTCAACAATAAGTTTTTCATATAAATATGAAAATTTATAAAATTCAACAGATTTTTTTATTGATTGTAATTTATTAGTATAAAAAAATGGTAGGACTAATTCTAATTGTTTATCAAAAATCAATACATATTTATTGTCTGTTAATTGTTTAACTTTACCAATATTTTTAAATCGTTTCTTAATTTTATATAATACTTGAATACTTTGACTGTATATCACTATCCGAAATTTATAACATTTGTGATATTGTTTAACTTCAAATATTCCTTTTTCAGAATCAAATAAACCTAATATGTACTGAGGATGCATTTCTTCTTACCTTATCGTATAGTCTCTGAGATTTCTTACTAATGTTATATTAATAAGCCTTATCTGCTGATTGCCCAATTCTTTAAATTTTAACATTATAAACCTGTTATAATGTATTAAAGACTCTAAGGGGATTCCAGCATATAGATAAATTTTAAAAGAGCCTTGTTGTTAACCCTTACGAGAACCTGGAGAACCAAGAAAATAATCCTCGATACTTAAACCTTTCATTAAGTGAGTACAAGTTGGAGTAGGAACGACAATATTTTCAGTATCTGCAACATAACCTATATTTATACAGGATCGTGCAAGTTGTTGTTTCGACATCCTACTGCCACTTTTATAAAGACGAAACAAATTTGATTTTGGATCCATTGAAGTAACACAATAATCAGTCAATGTTTCGTTCAAATAGAAACCCAAATACGGATTAAAATGTGGAAGTTTTTGAAATAATTTTTCAGTTTTATCATCAACAACATTAGCCATTTCACCAACATCTATAGTTGGGTTATGATTAGTTGAAGATATAAAAAAGAACAAACGTTTACTAAAATCAGTTAATTGGTCATAGAAATTATCTGGATCATATTGATAGAGGATCTCACTAATTTCATTAGATTCATTCTTTGCAACAGTTTTATTAATAAGAACTGTATCGAAACCTAACCATTTATTCAATAGACACACACCATAAGTATAATGATTGTCTTTGAATTTAACTGGTTGTTGAAGATGATCGTTCCAATAATCGAAATCTTCTGGTAATTTTTCTAATTCGTCTAACTCAATTATATCATTTTTCCAACTATCAAAGTCTGGATTAATGTCTTCTGTTAGAATATAACAACAATATAATGCTTCATGTCTAACTGTACTAAGCATTTCATTATTTGAATCGTATCTAAATGTGTTCTTTAAGAATGCCTTTTCTTTCATTTCTTTTAGAGCTTCGACACTATTTATTATATAGATCGCAAGCTCGTCACCATCAAAATCGGCATTAAGGGGAGCTAACATCAATGGTGATAATCCAATTGACAAATCATCATCATCAGAAGGTATTATTTCAACACATGGTATTGAATGGCGCCATAGCGAAGGTTGACGGTTAAGATAAGCAAGTTTACTAAGTCGTTTAATTTCTGGTTTCATAAATTTCCTTTCTCGAATTAATTATACCAATAATAATGACCCTCCATTATTATAAATAATACTTGCATCTTCGTATGATATATCTAATGGGATTACATCCCAATGAGTTTTACCAGTTTTAATATTAGATATAGTCATTGGACAAACATCAAACAGTTCTGATATTCTGAGTTGAGTTAATTTATTTTCTTTTAATAGTATTTTAATTAAACAAACTTGATTACGAAATAGTTTTAATGGTTTACGTTCAATATCTAATTTAGATAAATCTTCACCAACAGTTGACCATAATTCTCCTCTTTTTATATTTGACATTAAAGCTTTACTCATACCATGTTTTTTAGCCACATCTTCTAAGAATACTCCATCTTTAATATCTTGTTTAATTGCAAGTATTTTTTTATCCGAAAGTTTAATCTTTTCGCTACCCGTTTCTAAATTATCATGATTATTAACAGCATGAGTTGCCCAAGAAATATTACCAATGTAATTATCTGCAGGATCTTGATTTGGATAATGACGACATTCATGTCCTTTTGGACGTAAACTAACAAATATTTCTAACATTAAATTATGAATAAAAATCGTTCGTCTTCCTAAATAATTATACAATGTAACTGCTAAATATCCATCATGATTAACTGCTGGTTTTAACAATTTTTGATTCTTGTATGTATATACTTTTCCATAGGTACTAACTGTGTACATTGGAAAGTCTGGGTGTATTGCCCATAGTTCAGGTTCTCGTTCTCGTTTAATTTCTGGTTTCACAAAACTCTCCTATTAAATACCAAGTTTTTCCTTAACATCATCAACAGACTTTTTAGTTCCAGCATAAAATCCAAGACCACTTATTGGACCGAACATTCCACCATCAGCAAACAAAATGGATCTTTCAATAATAACAGCATTTATCTGTTCGCCATTAAAAATTTTATGATATTGAAGTCCATCCCACACATCAACATAAACCCGTCCACCTTTATTTAATTTAATATCAAGGTCATTGTCTTCCGCAATTAATTCTATAGCCATGATCGTTTCTCCTATTTTATTCTTCACTATAATCATAAAACCATACCAAACATTTAATTGAGATAAGCAAGCTCACTAAGTCGTTTAATTTCTGGTTTCACAAACTCTCCTCATTGTAGTTCAAGTTTTTTCTTAACATCATCAACAGATTTTTTTGTTCCCATATACACCCCTGCACCAGCCCAAGGACTACCTTTTCCACTCCAAGGATCTCCTATTTGAACATCGCCAAACAAAATAGTATTTTCAATAGCCATTGGATTAACTTTTTCATGAAATATAACTTCGTCATTAATTTCAATAGTTACCCAACTATTTTCAGGTACAATGATGTTTGTTCCAGGATCTTCAGCAATTAAATTCATTCCCATAATAATTCTCCATTAAAAACTGTTAAATGTCAAGTTTTTTCTTAACACCATCAACAGACTTTTTAGTTCCAGCATAAAACCCAAATCCACTTATTGGACCGAACATTCCATTATCAGCAAACAAAATAGAACTTTCAATAATAACAGCGTTTATCTGTTCGCCATTAAAAATTTTATGATTTTGATGTCCATCTGACACATCGACATAAATCCGTCCACCTTTATTTAATTTAATATCAAGGTCATTATCTTCAGCAAGTAAATTAAAACTCATTTTTAATTCTCCTATATTATTATGTATAATCATAAAACCATACTAAAAAACTGTCAAATAACTCATCAACTTCATCTGTATTATCAATCTCATTTAACATGTACGTTTCGAAACATTTAGTTGCTTCATATCCTTTCACTTCAATCAGGTAGTGAAGAAACATAGGTTGCCAAAGCACTTTTAACATCTTCTTACTGACTTTAATTTGATAGGGTTTTAATGAAGGGTCAACAGTAATAACAGTTCGTCCACTAAATTCTAAAGTTTTACCTAATACACTATTGCGAATTAACCCTGGTTTACCTGACAAACTAGTATAAACATACTCATAAATCTGATTAACAAATGACTGATAGTGTGCAGTTTTTGCATCATACTCAGTTAACTGTGTTGGAAATATTTCTTGATCGATTAAATTATCTTCAAAACTAATCTTAATTTGTTCTAACCAATCTTGTTCGTCCGTTTTAATATATTGAAGAATTGGAGCATTAATCATTTTAGCATTTAATATAGATGTGTATGCTTTATTAATTGGAGGAGTCATAACTTGATCTTTATCGGGATCAAACGAATACATTCTTAAATCTGGAGGAAGTACGGACACAATATCAGTAATCCAACCATCGTCAAAAAAGTTAATTGCTTTATCTACTTTTAAATATTCAGCAGCAAATTTCAAACAAATGTAAAGACTATAAATTCCAACAACACGAAAAGGAATAATACTATAATTATTCATTCGACTAAGGGTATTTACAATCTTCATAGCTGACGCATCATCTTTAACTGCAAGATATCTTTTAGTATCTAAATTAACATCTAGTCGGATAGGATTAACAATGTTGTTAGATAGTTTACCAAGATATTTAATGATGTTTTTTTGTTTAGTTGGTTTAATGAATGGAAACTCCGTCCTTATCTTTCCAAATTGAGTAGACCTGATACTTGCATCTGTACACATAACTCCACATTTTTCGCATATCTCATCAGTATGAATGACACCAGTTAATTCTCCACATATGCATCGATAATTTTGTTTAGGACCAAAAATCTGTTCACTAAACAAACCATTTGGATTTTCTTTTCTTGTTTTGATTGCTCCTATGAAATCTCTGTTATGAGTAACAAATCCACCTAGACTTGGATAATCAATAGCATTAGTCATAAAAACCTTTTTAATCTTCTTGAAGTATTTTCATAATTTCTAATTTACCCAGATTACTCTTTGTTACTGCTAATTCATTAGCATTCAGTTCTGTTACTTTTTGATAATTCAATTTCCTATGTTGAACTCCACTACATTTAGCTTCGTGACTTTCATTAAATTCAGCTTTCATTTTCATTGGAAGATTCTTCATTAACAATTCATCAAATTTTATTTTATTTAAAAATGATGGAGAAAATTTAAATTTGAAACGTATTATATTTCGAGCTATTCTTGTTGAAAATGTTTGAAACGCTATAAACTTTCCAAATTCTCGAATACTACATGCCCCACTCTGTAGTGTTTTGTCAACTATTTTACTAATCAATTGATGAAGAAATAACTCCATGTCTATATCAGGATACAACATCTGCAATTCATTTTCAATATCTTCAGTTAATTTAAACATATAACATTTTCTCCTTTTTAAGTAATTGTATTACTGTCACAATCAATATGAGTGACAGTAATACATTAATATAATAATATAATAATACAACACTTAGAACAACATAGCAATAACCATATCCTGTCTAATTTTAAAATTATGCTTTAACGGCATAATACATGCAAATCCATTTTTTACATACTTCACATCGATCGCAGCAGCATATTCTGAGTAAACTTTAATTACTGAATACTTATCACTGTCTATACTTTCATCACAATCTACTGGAATAAAATAAAATCTATTTTGTAACAACGCCAATTGTTTATTTGCAGCAACAATTTTATCAGAGCAATTTGTTGTTGCAGAAACACAGTCCACAGGTGTCGCAGACTTAGGAAAATTAACTTTAATAGCTATATTTGTAGGTTGAACGAATTCAGTTGCAACAGCAATTTCTTCTTGAATAGGCAAGGTTTCTTCCATAATAACTTCTTCTTGTGTAATTTCATTTACTGGTTGACTACCAATTACTTCTTGATTTGATAGTGTGTCTTCGACAATAACTTCTTCAGGTACATCAATTGGTTGGATAACATCTTGATGATGTACTTCATCTATTACTTGATTGTAGGTCGTTTCAACAGGTGGAATATATACTCCAGGCTGTTCTTGATCTCCCCAACCATTAGGTTCTTCAATATTCGTCATAATTGTCTCCTCAATCTAGTTTGTAATAAATCAAACTTGTTAAATGTTAATCGGCATTACAAGATAATTCTTTTTGAAAACGATTAATTTGATTCGCAGTTTTACTAATTTGATTCGTGTAAAACATTTCTGTCCAGGCGTTATCAAAAACGGTACGACCTTTACATTGATTAAGTCTAAACAACTCATCGGTTTTTTTAGGATCTATACCTATACATTCAATATTCTTTTCTGTTTTTTTACATTTTTTAACCCAATATCTTGCTTGATCGCTATTGATGAATATAATTCTATCTCCGTCATTTAAACTATCTATAAGTTGACTTGTTCTTCCTGTTTGCCTAGCTGCACTAAAATAAACTTCACAAAACGCCCTTAATTGCTGAACCGATCTCAAATGCTTCAATATTCGTCATGATTATCTCCCCAATCTAGTTTGTAATAAATCAAACTTATTAAATGTTAATCGGCCACAAGCAATACAATGTTTACACCCGCCAATTAAATTGTGTTTATTCTTTTTAGTTGGTGTACTATTAATTGCTTTTTTAAATGATTCAGGATACAATAACGATTCGTTATCATTCAAAATATGGGCAAATTCAAAATTAAAACTTGGACAAGAACAATAGATTTTCAAATTGTTATCTATTTTTAATGTCTCTCCGATGAATTGAAATTCAACTGTATAGTTTCCACAATTGTATTTAATTAAAAAATTAGTAATATGATTACTCGAACTATTAATCGTCGGGTAAATATTATAACTATCTTTTAGTCTATTTCTATACATTGTTGGAGGTGTAATCAAATCTTTGAGTTTCAAAATAAATTCCCCCTTATACATTAATAATTTATATATAAAATGTGATAATATTAAAAAATCACTCACACAAGTATAACGAGCCATCTGGTTTAAAATGTGGAGAAAAAATAAATTTAGATGATCGTCCCCAACCAGTAAAATATTGAACCCCGTCAATACATTCAATATTATAATTTACAGTGTCGTATTGTATTATTTTTGGTTTTTTGTCTATTTCTGTTTTGATTATAAAAATTGTTGATATTACACCAATACTAATTAATATTAATATTAATATTAATATTTGTGTCTTTGACATATCTCTCCTTTTAAAAATAAAAACATAAAATCTCCCCTACCACATATTGTGATAGGGGAGAAAACTTTTTAGTTGTGACCCTTTAGCAGGTCACAACTATTTCTATTGAACTTAACAAAACAACCACCTCCAAAAATTTTTTAAAGATTAACTATTTAATAACTCTATTTCTAATATTTATAATATTTATATATCAAAAATGAGAATAACATATTAATCTTTAACATTTTTAGAAGGTGTAATTATTATTTACCAACATAAGAAAGTTTCTTTTGACTTAACTTATGTGGTTTTTGGGGGATATTGATCTGGGAATCAACATACCGTGCTAAAATGTCTAGCACATATTTTGTCTCATTTCCCCCAATGTAACGCTTCAATGCTTTTCGGATAGAATGAGTTTTATCATAGTATTCACGCAGAATACTACACCCAACTTCGATGTTGGGGCCAATTTTAAACATATCTTCTCGATTGAATCCTAAACGTTCAATCAATAAAATATGAACGTTAGTATTAATCTGCATCAGTCCATCCCCATGATTGGTTGGACTAATAGCAGTTGGAATACAACTGCTCTCTATGTAGATAAGAGAGCATATTAACTCCGGTGGGAAACCTTTCAATTTCGCCTGTTTGATAACCTTCGTTGCTATTTCATCCGCAACATGGTCACTTAGACGAGGTTGAAGATGTTTGAGGAACTTGAACACCCTATTGTGTTTAAGTTCCTCTTCACTGATCATTTGATCAACATTATTGATCATTTGATCAATGATGTTGATTGTTTGGTCATCAACATGAATTGATGCTTCTACTTCTACAGCACCAATTGAATCCTTGAAATTTTTTAAACTCCAATTATTGATATAAAAAAATCCACCGATAACCAATACAATACTCAAAATAACACTCAGTTTGATTTTCATTTCTTCCTTTTGTTGAAATCCTTACGTAAATCAATTAGGATTTCTTTTTTAATCTCATCTTTGAATTGAATCAAAATAGTTTCGATTCGTTCTTCAAGGACAAGATTAGATGGTTTATTTAAGATTACTTTATTAATCAATCGAGTAATCTTATGAGTGACATCTTTCAGGTTGAAAGTCATCATATTATCTCCTAAGTGTAGTATTTATATATAAAATCAGTAAAAATAAAATAATTATCGACTACATATTAATATAATATGTAGTCGATAATGTCCCTATTTATCTGTTCATTCTTCTTGATTTCCGTGCATTTTTATTCTTTTTTCTATTAACTATTTTCTTTTTTGCTTGACAAATTATAGTCTGTTTAAGTGCAGCATCCTCACCAAACTTTGTCTTTACTTGACTGAGTTTAGCAAGAGTATCTGCATCAATTCCCATTTCTTTTAATTGTGCTTTAATTTCTTCTGGTTGTTTTTCTTGCATATAGTTTTCCTTTTAATCTGCAATATGATTCCCAAACTTTCAACTTCTGAAATCTGCCGAGGCCAAAAATTTAAAAAGTATCTTCAAATGTTCTAAATAACTCATCGTTTTTAATCCAATAAATATCATTGACTTCATTAACATGATCAACACTACCAACATAACACATAGGATTAAAAGACATAGTAAATAACGACATATCAAATTTAATTAAATAAGTAGGATTGGTCTTTAAAAACTGTTTAATATCAATATAAATATCAAATTCCATACGATCATAAATTAAACGATCATTGATATTACTTTTATGATGTTTTCTAAATTCTGTGTTGAAGTTTGAATAGATAGTGTTAGTGTAATTGTTGTTAGGATTTTCTATATTTAATTCAATACCCTTTGGGACCATCACTTTAATCTTCGGTACACAATTAAATTTTTTAAGATATTCATTAACTGAAGCACAAGTCGATAAATTAATATCTTGACTAGCAAGGACATCTAATTTACCAAATCTATTTCGTCTAATAAAATTATATTGATTTGGACTACTAATTATAATACTATGCCCAAGATCAATTTCATTAATCAATTCGGGATAAAACTCTTTTTCAATAATATAATACATATCTTTAAACCGTCGATATTGTCTGTAAGTTTTATTAATATCTACGTTGTTCTCATAATCATATCCTGTATTAAACAATGTATTTTATCACTCCTCTTTAGAAGTTAATCTACAATACGCATTGTGTTGATGAATACTTTCTTCATTATTTACTTGAATATCAAAATTTTCAATATTATTTAATTTTTCAAATTTATAAGCTAACTCTCTCCCCATATCTTCAACAAACTTAGGATTATTATATGCCTCCATAGTAACATGTTTTTCATCAGGTCTCTTTAATATACTATAAACCTGACAACTATAACAACTTTCAATAATATCGACAATATCTTCAATCCATAAATACTCTTTTTTAAATTTAACTTCACATTTAACTAATACTTTAGATCGTTGATTATGTGCTCCCTGTTTTTCACTAATCTCCTTTGAACACGGACACAAACTAGTACCAGTACTTTCAACACTAATACAAAACTCAACAGAGTCTTTAGTGTTAGTTAAATCAAATACGACATTATAATGAATCAATCCATCTAATTTACTAACTGGAGATTTCTTATTAATGAAGTAGGGGAAACTATATACAATTTGGCATCGTGTTGCTTCAGATGATATTCGTATATCTTCAGCTATTTTACAAATTACAGCAGAATTTAAAGGAGCTTCAATATAAGATTGTAAACCAATAGGTAAACGACTCATATTAATACCTTTATTATCACTATTCAAATCAACAAAAATATCAATATCTGAAATTGTATGTTGAAATTTATTATCTTTTTGAATAATAAATATTGGTAATTTAAAATTTGTAATTCCTACTCTTTTAATTGGTATATTGAACTGTGACTTTGAATTCTGCATATCTGGTAGACCTTGTTTAATATCTTTCAAGTATTTGTTTCTCCTATTATTATTTGTTTTTCCAAATTATGTTCTTTAACAAAATGTCGATTCGTCTATTTATGTCTTTTATATCAGATCAAGACAAACCCCACATTTGACACAATGTCTAATTTTCCCCATCCCACATTCTCTCATGCGCCATTCTCCTGGAATATGAGAACATTGTGGAACTTCAAAATAATACCATTTAATCCATTTTACAAAACTCATTTTCTAGTCCCCACTCCGTCTCCATAACAATATTCAAGACAGTATTTAAATGCTTTACTTTGCCATCCAGCAAAATGATAAACATATTGTGTGTCTTCCTTTGTAACATCAGTTATCCAAACATAAAATTCACCATTTTCTAATTGTTGAATGGCAATAACAGGTCTTTCTTTTTCCCACTTTTCTCCAGTTTTATTAATCAACACTTCCGTACAATTAAATCCTTCAAAAGTATTTAATGCTTTGAATGCTGAAGTCGGATAGATTGTTGCTGCAATTAATAACTTCATTTTTTGAGAAAACAAAACGTTATTATACTTTGCTACTTCAGGAACTTGATTGAATGTGATTCTCAGATTTCCAAAATCTTGATTGTACGAAACTTTAACTGCATCTACTTTAATTGGATTTGCCTCGGCAGATTCTGGTTCTCCTTCATATTCAAATGTAAATATATCAACTATATTATATTTCTTCTTGGAAAAATATGTTTGAATTGCAGGATTAGATTGTGGATTATTTACTAACTGATTTGAAAAATCGGGCTTTTTTATTTGTTCAATAATCTGTGGTTCACCTCTAATAACTTCACTATCATTAACAGGTTCGGGAGGAACAATACTACTAAAGTCTTGTTGTATTTGATCGATGTTGTTTTCTAAGTCTTGAAGAAAATCTGGAGCAATAATTATATTCTGATCGAATTCGTCCATAGGATCTCCTGTAGGGGTTGGTTCAGAGCCAGGTAATATAGTGTTGTTCATATTTCTAACAGGACCAGTTCCCGTTTGGATGAAATTAAACGCGGGAGTATCAGGCTTCAAAGGCATATTGTCCTCCTACATCAGTTCCTTTTCTAAATTGTTTAAGTATAACTCTCCACAAGCTTGTGAGATTTTCAAACATAATCTCCCTGATAATGTTGTAGACATTGCTAATTGTCGATTTGAAAATAAGAAACTTGCCATGCCTGTCAAACCATAACTTGAATTAGCATTAATTTTCATAGATAACTGTCTACGATCAAAGAACTGATATTCATTTGATCCGTGAGGAAAAGTATCTCTTTTAGTTTTATACTCACTTCTTAAAGCAAGACGTTCAGTTAAGAAATGGTTTAATATTCCTTTATGTTTTTCATGTGTTGCAAAAATTGCTCCAGATAAATTAAAACTCAATTGTTTATCAACCAAATATTTTCCAAAATTTACTGAATCAACTTTTTTAACACAACAATTATAATCATTTTCATTTTCAACAATAAGTACCCATGGATTTGTTGTTTCATCAAAATTCAATATATAATTATATGCAAATGTATGATACTCTGGAACTTTCATTATCTCTGTCAATATATCTAATAATGGGAGTAAATAACTTTTTAATAACAAATATTCATGTTGAGTTGTTGGTGTAAGTAATTGCTTAATTGGTACTTTAGCATTAAGAATATCTTTTAATAATTTCATAAAGATAATATAAATATACTGTTTATGATTGTTTTTGTTTTGTGGATCAAGACGTTCAACAGATTTTTTAATTTCGTTAAATATCATTGTTTTTAGTTGTGGAATAATATCTTGATTGTGCTCGATTGCATTACTAACTGTGTTAATAAATTTATATGCAACAGGATCAATCACTCGACCAAAATATGAATCGAATGATATGTTCGACTGACGCATCATTGAGGGATACAAGGCAGTATTATGAACTCCAATTCCAGAACCAGCAAAGAAACGTTCAGTTTCTTCTACTGTTAAGTCATAGACTTTACCTGTATAATCTATAACTTCTATTGATTTAATTTTTTCTAATATAATTTGATTGTTTATCTTAGATCTAACAACAATATAATTGCCAATTTTTAATTCTCCAGCGTTGACCAATTTAATATCATTGATATTATTAGTCAACGAACTGAATATACTATGATTGTCAGTTACCGTCACAGCTTCATAACAGTTAGTTAGTAATTTAATTAATTTACCATTCCAATCATGTTCAGTTTTTCCTTTAACTCTTTTCCAACACACCTCATTATTTTTATTCCAAGTTAAAGTTTCATCATTTTCTTCCCATTCATAATCACCAACATTTAAAGAATATTTAATATTATTTTTACGAATAAATATCTTTTCTTCTGGAGGTAAACTTGCATCCATATCGACTAATATACCATCATTAATAGTAAGAGTCTTGCCGAGTCCTTCTTTGACATAAGCTCCAACAAATCTGCTCATTATTTTACGATATGTCTTCTGGTCTATACTAGTGATATTCCATTTAACGGATTTCTCTTTAGGGCGTTCAATCATGTCTATTTCTTCTTGACCAATTGAATGTGCCTGTTCCTGTAATAAACCAAACCTCATTCCAAGTGATTTCTTTTTCAATTCATAATTAAACATCGTTGAAAAGAATGAAGACGACCCAATTAAACTTGCTGTGAATGAAGTCTTCATATCCCGTCTCAATAAGTTATGTAACTCAATATGTTTGAGTTTATCATTTAATTGCACACAAACAGATACATCTGCAATATTATATTTAAAAAATTCTACTGGTTCTCTTGTATAGAATTGATCGAACGATAGATCTTGATGTTCAATCTTCTTTATTCCAAGTTCTTCCTCAGCAATAAAATTAAGGGAGTACTTAGATAAAGACTTGCCGTAATTCAACCCGTTCTCCGAGCGAGGAATATATAATTGTCGAATGTCCGCCACAGGATATTCAGCAATTTCAATGTTATTATTAAAACCAAATGATCGAGCTTTAACCACACCAAATTTACTAAGAGTATTAGCAACTTTATCAATATCATCATTATATAAATATTTCAATCTATAATATATGTACGGTAGATCAAAATTATTAAAATTAAATCCAGACAACACAGTAGGGTCAATTTGATGAATCAATCTCCATATATCTTCAAGCATCTTTAATTCTTCATCAACATAAAAAAAGACACGAAGTTTATCGCTCGCTTTCAAATATTTTTCAGCAACTAATTCTTCTTTGAATTGTTTTTCATATTTACCAGGGTCATTAGTATCGACTAATGAATAATTCTGTGTCATCATAAGCAAACTAAACAAATAATATGTTTGTGAGTGACTGTCATAAACACAAACTGAATTAATAATTCCTGTCGCTTGCTTGTTACGTAATTTATCAAGTTCGCATTTAAACACCTCGAGATCAATAAACACAACTTTTAATTCTTGATCAACATCCAAATTATCGCGTTCACCATAACGAGTATAATGATCGATTGAATAATGATGATCGCTATTTATTTCAGCATTATAGAATTGATAATAATTTAATTCACCCTGTTCTAATTTATCAATAACATCGGGTAACTCTAGTTCTACCATTTTTTAAATGAACCCTTTGATTAATGTTAAATGTTAAAATAAATAGGCATCGCCAACAATACATGTGTTCAATATAATGTATTGTGACAATGCCTTTAATAATCTTTAATCGCTATTCATCTTCAACAAGTTCATCTTCATCTTCATCGTCGTTATCATTATCAGATACTTCGTCGTTAATATACTTCTTAAATAATTTAGATGGTTTAAATCGAAGAGTCTTTTTCTCAGCTACTTCAATAGACTCACCTGTGCTGGGATTTCTACCAGTGAAAGCTTTTTGAATTGCAGGAATAAAACTACCGAACTTTCTAATCTGAACTTCTTTTTCGTTCTTTACACTATCTTTAATAATTGACAGTACACATTCAATAGCTCTTGTTGATTCTGATTTAGTGAAATTACCTTTTTCGCAAACTAGTTCAATTAGATCTAGTTTGCCTATAATTTTATTATCAATTTTTTCAATAACAGTACTCTCTTCAGTCATTTTTTGGTTTCCTTTTTTTTAAGACTATTTATAAAATTGTTAAGATAGTAAGCATACCAGCCTCGTTCGATTTACAGGATCAGACAAACTTTTTTAATTACTCAAGGATTTTATAAAATTTTAGATTTGACTTTTAAGATTTGATGGTTTAACCTTTAAGTTTTAATCGTTGAATTTTAATCTTTGAAATTTAAACTTTAAATGTCAGGCGCTATAATAGCTCCTTGTAATTAGACTTTATGGGTCTAATACTAGTAATAATCTAATGATTATTACACCATTTAAGTGTTTTCCAAGTATGAGTTGGAAACTGAAGGGCATTTTTTTGGTCAGCCCTTGAAAGACCAGTCTGAATTTTAATCCTCGGTATACTCACTATATTATTTTTTTAATCAGCAATATTTATCAAAGTCCGGGAGTTTGACTCTGAAAGAATAAAATCTATGTTTAATTTAAATTCGTTAATTTTGTGTTCAAGGTCGTTGATTTTACCGGTAATGTCAATAGGGTCAATAATTTTTGGAGCATTACGTTTCAAAAATGGAGCTGAAATGCTTTCCATTTCGTCAGGCTTGATTTTTGATTTATCTTTATTCAGATTCGCCATCAGTAATGTATCTAGTCTTTCATTAACTGATTCCATCAAATATTCGTATTTTTCAGTAATCGATGCTTTTTCTCTTCTCAATCGAACAAATAACTGTTCCCACAATATAATAATATTTTTGAAATCAATTGCTTCTGTCACTGACATTTCTTCTTCATTAATAGTAATTTTAGTCTGTGTGTTCGACAAAATAATCGCTCTTTTAATAACCATTCGTCGATTAGTCAAATCAATAATAGACAAGTGTTCTGCCAATGAATATTTTTTAAACTTGTCAACTTCACCAAATCCTGGAATACTGTCTTCCCCTTTCTGGATGATAATCGGTGTATATTCGTTAGTTTTTTTTGTGATTCGTTTTTCAAGAAGTTTGCATTCGGCGAGTGCTCGGGTAATTGATATTTCCATTTTTAAATTTCCTTTTTTTTGCTAAATTTTGAATTTTGAAATTTGAAAATAAAGTGTTATACATTAATAATTTATATATAAAAGTTGATATTATTAAAAACCTATTCAACTTTTTTTAAGGAGATCAACAACTCTTTCACAAGTCTTATTATAAACTTTACTCCAATGAAGTTTACGATCAATTTTAATTTTAAATATGTTAAATTTTTCTTTTACAAGTTCTGTATTAAATTCATACGGGAGACATATTCCATTTACATTTTTAAATTCACCAATTGTTACTGGGTGAATATAAACAAATTTAGCAGATGAACTAGGTTCAAATATAGGTTCATTCATTATATGATTATATAATTTCATTCCACTGATCATATTTTTTAACCGAGCCCATTTCCCTGGAATCCCCACATAATCAGTTTCAAGATTATCTACACATTGATTAAATTTAGTATAGAATTTTCCGATTGTGTCGATTAACACTTGTCGTTTATTTTCTGGAAGAATTTCTGCATTCAAAGCAATATTTTCAATTATTTCTTTTAATAAATCTTGAGTTAATTTTGCAACATTTGATTTGATTACATCTATACCTGTATAGAAAACTTTAGGTTTTTTTAATGGGTTCCCCTCCTTAATTAACAGTTTGAAAGCGTATCTTTTTTTGGTATCAAGGAACATAATCGATTCCATTAACAACTCTGTTTTAAAGAAAGTTTGATTGTGTTCAGGTTTAATATTACATCTTGGTAATAAAACATCTTTAGTATAATCAATAATTAAATCATTGATTCCATTCGAAGCTTCAATTGCTTTGTTCCAGAGTTCATCTGGAGCTAATTGACTTGCATCTTCTTTTGTTGGAATTGTGATGAAGATACTGTCAGTGTTATGAACTACACAAAAATTAGCAATAAAAGTTTGAGTCTGTGGAATACATAAATCGTACACATAATCATCATAGTCAATTTTGTTAATAATACTTGTTTTCAACGACTTAATATTTTTAAGATTGTCAATTGGTTCTCCCAAAATTAATAATTCTTTATTATCGTCAATATTAATTATAGGGAGATATTCACATTCTATAGGTTTAATTATATCAAAATCTTTTGTTTTGTTATTGTATTTTAACAAAGAATGATTATTAGTAATGTCGAGAGTTTTTGTTGGACTTAATGATAATTGAACTAATTTAGTATCTACTTTATGTCTCATAATATATTCAGGAACATCAAGAACCATTTTATCAGTTTTAATATCATAAGTTAATATCTTAATTTTATCATCAATAATAAAAATATATTCTTTACCATCTTGATATGTTATTATATTACCATAAGATAATAATTCGTCCCACAATTTATCAAATGTTATTGTACAACAACGATTACGATTACTTCTTTTAATAATAGTTTCCGTATATTTAGCAACACTATCTGAGTACAGCACTTTCTTTAAACGACCTTTAATTTCAACGGTCTTATAAAAGTCTTTTTCTAGAAAATTCTTACTTTGCATATAGTTAATTTCCTATTTGATCCTGTGATTTAGTTATATCAAATTCTCGAATTTTGCATCCAGGAAATTCTTCAGTGATAATTTTCTTCTTTCTACGAATTTCTGGTATGGTGAACATGGGGAACGCACCATCTATTAAATCATAGATTGCTGGTTTGAGTTTACCTGGTTCAGAACGAAGTACACGACCACAAATTTGAATTAATGATTTCTTTCCAGAAAACAGTGATGCAAGAATCAACCCGCTTAGACGTGACATGTCAAATCCCTTGCCCACCATTTGATAAGTACACACGAGAAGAGTATCATTTTCTTTATCAATCTCTCGATCAGTACCAGTGAATTTTCTATTTTCAAGTCCTGCATCTGTAAGGCGATCAGAAATCAAATTAACCTGTTTCTTTGTCATACATATGATAATTATATTATGACCTTCCGTCCTCATCTTTTGAGAAAGTCTAGCAATCAGATCAAGATAAGCTTCACTCTGTACAAGTATCTTATTATAATATGATTTCTTCTGAATATAATCAGTCATTTTATTCATGACGAAAGTATATTTTTGAAGCCCACTATTATAAAACACAAGATTGTAATTAGGAGTCATTTCATATTCTTTTGACTCATATTCAATATTACCAATTGTGTTTTTCATTAGCACTTCAGCACAACCATTATGAAATGGTGTTGCAGATAATCCTAGAACATTACGAGTTCGAAAGAAAACACTTACCTTTGCAAACATTTCAGATGATGATGTACAATGTACTTCGTCATAGATAACTAACCCAAATTGAGCTTTATCTATCTTCTTCATAAATGGATTAAAATTTCTTTTTAATTGAGACCCAAGTGATTGTGTCATAGCAATCGTAAATGGTTTGTCAACATTATAAATCTTTCCACGGATTAATCCAATATCATTTTCGGTCAAATTGCCGAACGACATAATTGCAACAATCCATTGCTTTAACAATTCACTATTATCAATAACTATACAAGTTTTTAATTTTAATTTAATTGCAAGATAAACAGCTAGAACAGTTTTTCCAGAACCTGGAGGAAGTTTTAAGATTGCGTTAACATATTGTTGTTTAAAGAATAGATCTTCAACAACTTTAGCAGCTTCTTTTTGAGCAGGACGTAATTTACCACTAAACTTTAAATCAATATGTCCCATAGGAACTTTAACTTTCCCAAAATATTGAACCAATTCTGTAGCTGGATAATTATAATAAAACAATCTTGGTAAAAAATAAGTTTTTTCAGTTTTCAATATAATTAGTTCTGACCAATACTCTTGAAATTTGGGATATTTTCTAAGGTATTGTTCTTCGTGTTCGATTGATAAGTAGCACCACATAATTAATTATCCTTTTTGACTCAATGCAGCATATTGATGTTTGATTAAATTATCTTTCAGGGCTTTCGACAACTTGTATTTATTCCAACCATTGACATAAGTAACAGATTCAAATCCTTGATTTAACATATTACATTCTTTATAATCTGTAATATTTTTAATAAATATAGGTACTTTATATTCAACAATCCGATAAAATTTCGTACAAGTTTTGTTTTGAATAAAAATATTCAATATTTCATTTCCATCTAAATTAACACTATCAAAATATGTCATATCTTCTGGGATAATATCTACTGTAATTAATTTTGAATCATCAATATTATACTTATTTGTAGAAACTTTAATTTCTGGTTGTGTCTGTTTATTAATTGCAGAATCAATTTGTTTATTATTGTCAGCTTGTGAATTTGTTAATTTATTTGCAATTTGATAGATTGCTTGCCAAGATTTATCATAAACAGGTCTGTTATTATCGTTTCTGATAAGAGAACTAGGATGAATCAATGGAATTACAACGTTATTATTTACAGTTTGGATTGATCCACTTTTTTGTGTAATTGAACCTTTTATTCCAAATGATTCCATAGAATGTTTTCCAACTAAAACATAATATTTTGCAGGAAACTTTTTAATAATTTCATCTAAGAATGGTTTACATTTATTTGCAACAAGTTTAATAGCTTTCTCTGTCTTACCAATATCTTTTTGAGTTGCAGCATTACATTGGATTACATTAGTAATCACCCAAGATATTTTTGAATTTAATTGAAACATATTACTTCTGAGTAATTTTCCACTTTTACCAACACACAATTTTTTATACGTCACTTCTTCATTACCAGGATTTAACATTATAAACATAAAATCAACAGGTTGAAAGTCTGGAACATTAGTGTCTAATGATATCATAGTTTTACTAAACAATGGACATTTTTCACAAAGTTGATTCTTCTTCTCTTGCAGTTCAGTTATAAAAGAATAAATATTATCTGGTAGTAATTTACTAATGTGATAATTAATATACTCTTCAATTTTAGCTGTGTCTACTTGAGGTTTATTCGAATCAATAGTTGATGATAAAGTATTTTCAGAAATACTAAACTTAGTCTTTTCTCCATTTAAAATTTGGTTCATTTTTTGAAGATCGTCAATAGTAATTACATTTTTCGAAAACATTAAATATAAATGATTTAATTCTAAATCATTTAAATATTTTCTATTTATTGTTGAATAATATTCTTTTAATAGAACTTTAACTTTAGACTTATTTTCGTCTTTAAAATCTTTAGCTTTGAAAAAAAATAATCTATTATGATTATTAGTCTTTAATAAATATTTAACACTAATTAATATATTTTCAACATCGTATTTATAAAATTCAAACTTACTGTTCATATACTTATTCACATACCATATTATGTATGGATTATTATATGAATATGCAATCAATCTCTTAAATAAGAATTGTGGAGAAACATCGTATTTTTCTATCAAGTTTAAAATAATTTTGATATCGTAGTTGTCTTTATTTAAGAATTGAGTTAACTCTTTTAAAAATGTTATGAAATTTAATTCAATTTTTTTGATTTGTTTTTTTGGTTTTGCCATAAAAACCCTATATTAGAATCAATATCCTTTAAATAAAAAATCAGGACTTAGAATATTACTTCTAAATCCTGATTCGGTTTAACTAACTATGGTTACTTAAAATAGATCCTAGAGATCTGCCAACATCGCATCAAGAGTGCTGTCAAGAGCCTGTTTGGCCTTTCCTCCGCCTTTGGAACCGGGCTGGGAATCACTGGGACGGGAAAGACTTTTTAGAATCTTATTCTCGACCTTTTGAGCAAAGTCCGTCAACGGACTATTGTAATCCGCCTTGACATCCCCTTTCTTTGTTATCCGCTCACCATATGCCTTTTCATCATCGGCTAAGGCTCCATCAATGGCACTTTTTCTGAGACCTTCTTTCAAAGTCTGCAGAATTCTATTCACCTGATGCTTTGTCAGTCCAATTTTATCTCCCATTTCTTTGTAGCCCATCGTAGCTACATTCTGTACTACGAATTTGATCTCATCTTTTCCGATGATTTTAGTTGCCAGTCGAACCTGTTTCTTCTTTTCATCAGGAGCAACTTCGACAGCAGCAGGAGCATCAATAGGAGCAGGGGGAACAGGAGTTCCAGTCGCTGCTACAGGGGGAACGCCTACAGGTGCTGTCTGAGGGGGAGTAGAAGGAGCAGCAGGAGCAGCTTTGGGAGCAGCTTTGGGAGCAGCAGAAAGAGCAGTTTTGGGAGCAGTGAATGCCGGGGGTGCAGTAAAATCAGTCATTTTGTTTTTCCTTATTTAAGTGGGTTAGGACTTTTATTAGTATCAAGCACCTTGCTCAATACTGTATTGAATGTGAATTTTGGGATTGTCATAATTTGTTTTTTCAATTCCGTATTCACAATTACATCTAAAGAATTATTTAATTTTTCTTTTGTGTCAGGCATAGTCACAACATATTCCATGTTGTTCCTAATACATAACTCAAGTTGGTCAGGATTCATTTCTCCTAACCCTTTAAACCTGGTAATGTGATGACCAGCATATGCTGGTTGTTGAGCTTCTTCGTGTGAATACAATAATTTATATTCATTTTTTAATTGTACACCAAACAAAGGCGGCAATACTACTGATAAATTTCCGTCTTCGATATAATCTCTTAAGAATCTATAAATTACTAGAATCGCCAAGACACTAATATGGAGACCATCTGAATTATGTATTATAACTCCGTGTGGACCAATTCCAAAATTATTATTATCTTCAACTTCAAGATCAAACACTTCATCATATTTATATGGGATCTGTTCAATCTTTTTAACTTTAACTCCATAAAACCCTGGTAATATATCAATAACAGAAAACTTATTTATTATTCTATCATTGATTTTAGGAATCAAAAAGAAATCAGTTCTAATATTAATTGTAGTTGGTGATTTTTCAACTACTCTGTTTTGAATTGAATCAAACACATAAACAACATGGTCATCGGTGAATTCTTCCGAATAATTGCCTTCATATGTCATTTTCCATATAGTTTTTTTATCATATGGATGAGAAATTACGTTTAATATCTTTTTAAACTCATGACTGCCAGTTTTTTTATTCAATGATGATATATAACCAATATTTTTCTTATTCTTAAGATTATAAATATGATCTCTTTGAACTAACCAATTATTATCATAATAATATACTAAACTTTCAGCAGATACACTATCAGCATCCGAAATTATCTTGATATGCTTATAACGACGGTTACCGACGGCTCCACAAGCTTCTATCAAATCAGTAATTTCTCTATTATTACCAATCTTCTCCATAGTAGCTTTCTGAACGTTTAACACTTTCCCACGAAGGGGGAAAATTGCTTCGTTTTGTACATTTCTAATTTGTTTCAGTGGACCCAAAGCGGATTCACCTTCAACTATGTACAATGTTTCTCCAGGAGTGTCAATACAGTCCCGAAGTTTGTTTTCTGCCGAAATAATTTTCGACTTTTTAAACTTCCCTTTAAATTTCTTTTTTAATAATTTTTCAAGATTACTTTGAATAATATTCAGAGTATCTTGATCTAAAAACCAATCGACCTGGCTCTGTAATGAATTAATCATTTCAGTAACCCTCAATGTCATCCGTACTTTTGTTTGAGAGTCGAATTTAGGTTCGGGAACAGTCAGACTAATATAACAATTTAATCCATTTAATAATAGTTTTGGATTAACTCCATTGGTCATCTTACCCAACTTGATTATAATTGATTTTTTTAATAAAGTTAGAAATGTAGTTAGAAATGTTCCTTCACAATGTCTTAGATTGACATCGCAGAGAATATTTGAATGGTTATCTTCACAATAATTCAAATATAATTCAATTTTTTTATTTTCAGCTTGAACAATTTCTAACTTTTTGAAATCTTTTTTAATATTAAGTATATATTTAACATACTCATAAAAAGACCTTTTGGTTAATTGTTTTCCATTGAAATATAAATCAGATGAATTATATCTAGCTTGAGCTAGCATAAGTCGTTTGACTATACTTTCAAGATTCATTTCAATACTATCGAAATGTTTCTCATAAGGTTGAAATCCTATACAGGTAGACCAAGAATCAATATTCTCAGAATCCACATAAGTATTTCTTGATTGTAATACAGCATCGACAAATTGATATTCATGAACAGTATTTCGATCATCACGATCTCGTACTTTCACAATCATCCAATTTGATAACGCATTAACCACAACCATTCCAACGCCATGCATACCGATAAGGATTTTGTAATCGTCATTATTAAACTTAGACCCAGAATGAGTTTCAGTACATAACAATTCGATAGAATCTCTAATGTTTCCATTAGCATCTTTCATTTGATATGACTTAATTCCTCTTCCATTGTCTTGCACCCAATACGCACCATCTACAATATTTAATTGAAATAAGTTTGCAAATCCATTACTAACTTCATCAAAGGAGTTATCAATTACTTCTGTTAGTAATTGTGTTGGTGTGTCTGTGTCTCCAATATACATACCTGGACGAATCCTGATAGCTTCAATTGGAGTTAGAGCTGTGTAAAGCTCTTTTGCACTTTGATTTGTCACATTTTGTCTCCTTTTTACAAAAAAAAGTAAAAATAAAATTATTTTTTGCAAATACTTTGGTCTATAGTTTAATAATTTATATATCAAATATGACAATATTAAAAATCACCAATAAATTAAAATTAAAATTAGATAACAGTATTGGATATGATCATAGGAAAAATAAATATCTTTTTATAAAGATCTGGATTTACGGAAACGTTTAAGTTGAAATTAACATATTTTCCTTCATAATTCATTATTTTTCTATCGACTATATAATAGTCAGTTAAATATTTTTGTAGATTATTGTGTTTGAGTATTTTAAAAAAAGTACTCGAATATATTTTATTAATATGTGTAATATCATACTCATTTTTTAATATGATATTGTACATTATTTTTTTTAATTCTTTAGCAATATATTTATGTTGCCCTTTCACTACAAAGCTGTCTATATCTAAATTTTTACCCAATAAGAATGACGTGCGATTACATCGAATATATTTAGAATAGTAATCAATATGGAAAGAGAAATTGTTTTTCACAATATATTGTGTGAATTTATTTTCTGAATAATATATATTGTTCAATCGGTCTATAGTTTGTTTAGAGCAACCTATCAGACAACCGTCTTTCTTTAATTCGAAGATATCTATTTGTGATTTTTCAAGTTCATTATCTGTGTCAAATATTATTCCAAGAATAATTATTTTACACATCCTATTCAATTGTCTTAATGCTTCTCCTTTTAAAGTTGTTGCTATTATTATGTTCTTCGATTTCTTATTCGAAGCATTATTGACAGCATTTATAAATTCTGTATTTGAGTAAAGTACTTGACATAATGTAGGGAATGCACTTTTAATATCAATATCAATAATATAATTAGTATTATTTCCGATTGCATTAACTATGTTGTTTTGACTATCTGCCATATACCATGAAATTTTATTTCCTATCGAACAAAGTTCTGAATACGTTGGAGAAGGAGTAATTTCATTAAAATATAATTTTGACAACTCATCATAAAAAGACATATAAATATACTCCAGTTTAAAATTTTAAATTCAACATTTTTATATATAAATATAATAACTAATCAATTGACATCAATTTGTTAATTATTATATTTGTATATAAAAGGAGAGAATATGAAGTGTCTAAGATGTTCATACTGTTGTACGATGTACGACGTAATAATCATTGCCCCAAATAGGGTAACAGTAAATCTTGATCTAACAGATGAAAGTGTATATATGCATAAACCAACAGGATTCAAATGCCCTCATTTAACTTTCGTTGATGGTAAAGCACATTGCCGAATACATCAGTTCTCATGGTTTAAAGATTCTCCATGCGATCAATTTACACAAGTTGAAAATGGAGATACTAACTGCCGTATTGGCGAGTATATGTTAAATAAAAAGAACGCTGACATATATAAAAAAGTCTTAAACAAACCAGAATTTGCCGAGGCCAAAAAAAAAGGAGAAAATATAAATTTATGAAAATAATTCAAGACTACTTTATTTCTCAATTAGATCGATATTATTTCGACTTTAGAGAATGTACCTATACAAAAGGGTGGGCACAACTAGATACAGATCAAGATGCGCACTATTATGGGATGTGGATAAACCCAACAAAGCAACGAATAATGTCATATATGGAGGGAGACATTAAAGAAGTTCAATTTGACAATGTTGAAGAATTAATTGAATATTTAAAGGATCTAAATTCAGATATTACACAGGGGGAGTATGCTAGGATTGATCCAGGACTAGATTCAAACTTCATTCAAGCATTTGTTGATCTTAAATTAGATCAATTTTTTCATAAAAAGTTAAAATAACTAAGGAGAAATAAAATGTCAAGTATTTTAGATGATTTGGCCAACATGTATGAATTAGGAAAAGAATATTCAATTAACAATTCTACTCATGAAGATGTAGAAACAATAATAGGGAATCATGGACATTTAACTAAAGAAGATATCCAACATATTTGGATGGGATATAATGATAACCATGAATTAGTTAAACAAGAGGATTATAACATCTATTTTCGTGATTTAAATGAAAAAACACAAAACAAACTTTGTAAACATTTTAAAACAACTCCAGAAGAAAGCCTTTGGTATGAATTTCCATTATGTACAATACAACCAGATAACAGACATTAATTAATAAGGAAAAATAAAAATGCAAACAAATTTTGATCCAAATTCAACAGATTTTTATTATCAGTGGGGAAAAGAATGTGCATTAAATAATCTAACAACAAACCAATTAGATTATATGATTAAAGAAATGCCTACAGTAACAGAACAAATTCAATCCGACATTTATCAAGGATATAAAGAGAATATTATGGGTGAACTAAGAACAGATTTTTACCAGTGGGGTAAAGATTGTGCAGAACAGAACATGTCTTTAACCGATGCGATCAAGACAGTTAAAACAGAACTTACACAAACACAATCTGAAGAATACGATACATTCATTCATGGTTATCAACAAACCCCTGAACAGAAAGAAACTGAAAAAGTTGAACCAGAAACCCGAACATTTGAAATTTATTATACTGATTTGAACGAATCTGCTAAAAAAGAGATTTGTGAAACATTTGACACTTCTCCAGAAGAAGAAAATTGGGATATGAATATTCTCCCTCTTGCAATTTTTGAACGAACTATGGAAGACGAAGAGGACTAATGTGAATAGATTAAAAATTAAATTCAAAAAAGAAACTGGTTTGGACGCAAAAATCAAACTACAAAATTCAAGACATGAGTATAATCCAAAATATGTTGAATGGCTTGAAGGACAACAACAAACCCAAAACATAACCAGTGAGTTATTCAAAGCAACAGATATTGATTTTGAAAAATGGGGTAGGGAATGTAGGACATTTGAAATCATGTATCCTGATGAAGCTGAAATTTTTTTTGATGCGTTTAATAAGTTAATGACACAATATTCAGGCAAATATAAATTATTTTTTAAAGGGTACTATAATTCTATAAATGAAGATATTTCAGAAGATTCCCAAAGTATTATTCAAAAAAAGACATTGAACAATTAATTTCAATTATCAATAGTCAAACATTTGGCATTGGGTTTACATCTAGACACAGACTATTTAAAGAATTACAAACCATTACCATCAAACTTAACATATCGATAGTGACTACATCACAAGATTAAAAACATAATTATGAGATTATTATGAAATGACAATATAAATTACAAACATTTAATCCTAATTATATGTATTTTTACGGTTGGGGAATCAATTGTGGGTTACTCAAATTAAACAGTGAACCAAGTGTAATAATTATTACACTTGGTTCCAATTTTTTATTTAATAAAATAAAAAATCTGTCGTAGATATTTTCTACGACAGATTAAGTGTTGTTAAATTGACCTCGGCAAATTATTGATTCAGTTATAAATTAGAATAAAATCCCATAACAACTTTCAACAAATTCGTCACCAATTTTTCTTTTCCTAATTACATTTTCAAATTTAACATCTCTGCTACTCTTACTCAATTTAAAAAACTCTTTGTCATCAACTTTAAAAATCATAATATCATTTGGAATTGATTCTTCACAAAGACAAATTGCTGCATGAATCATGTCTTTCGAAACTTCAGTATTTGATAAGTTTAAACTCTTTCGAACATATAACTTCAGAATCATTTTTTCTCCTTACTATTTAATAGATTTAATAATCTGTTTTAATTGATTATTAGTATTTAATAAAGGATTTGCACTAACAATTTCAGATAACTTTGTCGTAAGTTCATCAACATAATTCAATATATCCATATTAATTGATTTTATTAATTCGTCAGTTTCATTTTCAAAATCAATTTTCTCTCCATTAGTATACACTTTAATTATTTCTTCTCTTGTTATATTTAGTTTCATAAAGTCTCCTTAAAAAATAATATATTTAATCATAAACAACCAATACAGAATTGTACTGCTTATCATAAATAATATATTAAGAATTGGTGAATCACAAATATATTTCACATATAGATTAGCAAGAATCAACGGTAAATTGATAAGAACAAATATTACGAACATAATTTTACAAATCAAAGTGTATATCACTTTAAAATAATCGCCAATAAACATAAATGTTTCGCTATCTAAAATACTCTTAATCGTCTCCATCACATTCCTCACAATTACAGTCTTCACATAAAATTTTACCACAAACTTGACATTCAATAGTACTTTCAATATCTACTGTGTATCCACAGTTTCCACAATTGACATATTCAATATCTCTAATTTGAGTCAATTTATGTCCTTTAACAGATTATCAATTTCTTTCATCACAGCACTTTTCTCTAATGAAACTCGAGGTGTGATAACAGGTAGGTCATCAAGGTTATTCAATAGTTCACCAATCACATTACCAAATTCAAAAGTTTCTTCAGTAGTAAAATTTGTTTCTTCAGTATCCATTAATTGTTCCTTTTAATAATCTTAAAATAAAACGACGAATTTCAAAATCTTCAAACTTTGAAATCCGCCGAGGCCAAAAATAATTATATATTAATAATTAATCTTGTGTTGTGTTTACTCTCCCCAGTAGATCCATGTTGCGTTTTCTTTAGTGTTTGTTAAACTGAATCCATCAGCTTCAAGTCTTTTCCTAATTGACAAAGATATTGTAATGTCAGGAACATTAACACCAACAAATCCTTTATTTGCAGCATCTCTAATAGAACGTACAATATCCGTATATTCAGTAAGTGCTTTAGCAACGAGACCACAAGCTTCATAAGCTGTAATTTTACTACAAATATTAGTATATCCGTCTAGTTCTGTCATATTATTCTCCTTTTTTTAAATACGATTAACTTCACAAACAGTCTTAATCAATTCATAATAAAATCCCAATAAATTAATATGGGGAAACTTTTTAAATTCAATTCCATCTGCATAACGAGCACACAGAATCTTAATAGGGATAAAATTACTCATTTGATACAGTCGATTAAATATATAATCATAATTAACATCGTAATTATTGTGTAGAATTACAACCAATTGTTTATACTCTTCATTAATCAAACTATTCTCTGGATAATCCAAGCACAATTTTTTATTTTTAGCATCATTACTCATAACAATACCAATAATTTTAGCAATTAACATGATAATATTTTCTTCAATACTACCAGTCTTACTAATATTTTTAAAATCAATAACACCATTATTTGCCACAAAACTATTCTGTAATTGGTTAATTATCTCTCTAATACCAATCTTAATACTACCAACCACAAACTTCTTTAAATCGTCTTCAACATATTGAGCATTTTCACTACCCAATATAAATTTCATTCGTTCAAAGATAGCAGCAGCATTATTTCCTGAAAAAGGAATCTTATAAGTGAATCTAGTTAATACTGCACCTTCTACTTTTTTAATGTAGTTTGTACATCCGATGAATGCACAATTGTGTTGATACTTCTCCATTAATCCAGTTTTTAATAGATTGAATGCATCTGGATGTAATTTATCCATTTCTTCAATATAAACAATTTTCTGCTTTGATTTGACAGGGGTTTTTTTAAGAAATGGAGTTATCTTTTCTTTAATTTCTTTAACATTACGATCTTTTGCAATAAACAAATCGTTAGAAGCTTTAATGATTTTTGAAATAAGTATTTCAGCAGTTACAGTCTTTCCTAGACCATAACTCCCATAAAATAATACATTACCGTCCAATCTTTCGTTGTTGTACCATTTAAGAATTGTTTGTTTGTTCTCTTTATTATCAAAAATTAAGTTATCAATATCTTTGGGACAATATTTAATGAACCACGATGTTTCTTCCATAATATATTTTTAACTCTCTTTTGTTTTTAATGCCACACACATTGACTTATTTCTTGTTCACAACGTTTTTGATTGATGTGTTCGTTCATCTCTTCTTTAATAGCTTCATCAACTTCAATAAGAATATTAGAATCAACACTATCGATTATATAATCAAAGTATAACATATTTAAATGTAGTTTAAACATATTTTCGTCTTGATGGAAATTGAAATTGTTATTAAACAACATGAACTCAATCGAATCAACAACATTGTTTCTGATGATATTACGAAGATGTTCTCTTCGTTCTTCAGGCACTTGGTTTGATTCTTTGCTTGGTCGTTTAAACGCTGGAGGACAATTATCTTCTTCTGTTTTAGGTTTTGCAAAGTCAGGGACGGTTTCAAATATAGAAGGGTCTTTTGCTAACCATTTTTTAATTTTATCAAATATACTATTCACAGATTTAATCTCCAACAATCTCATAAGTAATTTTCACTTTAGTATTCTGTCCAACCCATGTTTTGGGTATATAAGCTGTTCGAACAAACGGTGAATCTCCATCAGGAGTTAATTCACTAAATCTAACCATGTTTTTTGTTTCTTTCTCTTTTTCAAAAATCACTACTTTGGGATCTGCCATGTTTTCGTTCTCCTATTTGATTGTTTTAATTTAGTCTCTAACCTCTTTTGAGATTAGTTTTACTTTTGTTTGTTCAATAAATCACACATTTCATAATAACAAGAATTCCCAACGTCTATAATTTCTTGTTTAGAAACAATAATTTTCTGACTAATAGTAACAATATTCTGTTTAAATTCAATCAATTGTTTAATTGATTTTGAACTACATACGTCAATAATTACTTCCTCAGTTACATTAATTAAATCAGTTGCCCACGTTTGTGAAGGTTCATCAAAACGATCTTTTGCTAATGTTTTTGGCCGTTTAATATTGTCTTGATTAAAAACATTAACAATATCATCAATTGTTGTTACTGTGTATCTTTGAATTATATCACGAACAATAATTAAAATATTTGTTGTAAATAGAGAATCAATCAATTTATTCGTTTGACTGATTTTGTAGGTTTTTACTGTATTGATATAATTAACATAGTTGTTAATTAATATCTGATCAATTCCTAATAATGTTGCTACGTGATCTTTTACGAAGTAACACTGATAAGTAAACGACTTAATGAAATACTTTTTAAATATTTCTATATAAAGTTGTTGAATATTAACGGATTTATTTTTAGGAGTAAATACACCGTTGATGAAAAAAGGGTCTTTCTTACTTGTAGAAAGATCTTTGAATTGTTTTATCCCAGGATTTACTCCCGGTTCTTTAGAATCAATATCCTGTTCAATTTTTGTTGAGTTAAAAGTAGGAGCCTTTCCATTCACATGAATTTCGCCATTCTTAATTTCTCCAAAAGGAATAGCTCGACATTTACCAACCCCAGATACTAAAATTTTATAAAACGTTCCTGGCGAATCTTCTTTACATTCACAATTACGGAAAGCTGGTTTAATACATGGCCCATACATATCTTCTGAATATTCATTAGTTGAATCTCCAATAAACGTCGTTGTTATTTTATCTTGATTTTCTAACAACCATTTTAATCTAATTAATAAATCTTTCATACTATACTTAGGGGAAAGACATTTATGAAAACCACTTCCAGATAAATTGTCAATACCAATTAGTCCAAGGGGAATGATTGAAGGTAAATATAAAGGCTCGTTTTCGTACTCGATATTGAGCCAAGGAACATGATGATAATATTTAAAAGCTAAATTCTTAACCCATTTAGCAATTTTACATTCAGTATATCTTTGTGCTGCTGGCGGGTCTACTGATTTTAAATCAACTGAACCAAAATTACCCTGTGTGGCTACATATCCTTGTGCAGCAAGTTTAACAATTGTTTGATAACAACTGACATCCCCATGGGGATGATAGCTACCTATAACATGACCAACTACCTTGGCACTTTTAACAGTCTTTCCCGATTTAGTCATATCATAAAGTCCAAGAAGACAACGACGTTGTGATATTTTTAATGCATCATTACATGACGGTATGCCCCGGAATTCGTCTATGTAACGTCCATAGTCAGCGTAAAAACACCCAATAATTCTCTGGATAACAAACCTCCTTTTTTCTTATTCAATACCTTCTTTCAAAAATGAATTAAGTTCTTCAGATCGATACCTGCTAAATATAGCATGACTAGCACTAATAAATTTAAATTCATACATATTCTGTATTTGATTAATTGGACTATTACTAACTACAACATTACCAAGAACGTCGTGTTTGTTGTTATGTAGATTGCCACTACACAACCCACAATCAATCAAATTAAATATCTTATAATTGCTCAATTTAAATTTATCAAACAGTTGCAATAACTGTTTGACATGTTTTGAATAAAGTGAAAAGTGTTGAGAAGGATCATCAAAAGTCATAGCTTTAATTAATGCTAGAATAAGTAGAGTCTCTGTAATTTGATAATTTAACGAATATATTAGTTGATCTCTAACCAATTCAGTTGTACTGTTCTTGTATTTACCTATACTAATTGGGTTGACAATTCTAAAAGGGATAGTTTTAATATCATTATGATCAATAAACTTTTTAATAACTGGAAAATGTTCGTCAATCTTATCCATTAATGAAAAGTTCTCAATAATGTTAAGATCTAAAAAATCGTATCTATATAATTTATGTAGAGTATAATTGAACTTATAATGATCGCCAATACATACAGTTTTATTACTATAATCAGTTTCATACGTGCTTTCAATATCATAATATTTACTATCTTTATCGTATTCCCATTTGAGAACATTATTTCGATTTAATAATTTATATAATTCTTCATTTTCGCGTTCGCAATTATAATCGATATTGATATTGATATTGATATTTAACATATTTTGATTGTTTCCTTTTTTTTAGAATATTTTAACACCAATCAAGATATTTAATATTATTTGAAAAATAATATTAAAAAGTCTTGACATCCATTAAAAGAATTAACTCCATTTTTTAGAATGGAGTTAAAACGTTTTAATTATATGCTTCTGAATTTTAGTAAACATCAAATCATATTTTCCTAATTCTTGTAATGATTTAATAAAAAACATTACTCCAGGATGATCCATATATTTAAACCGCCCAAACATATTCTCATGACAAAGTGTAAATCCATTTAAAATAAGAGTAATTGAATCAATTTCAAATCGAATTTTGAAAATAGATGTTGAAATATTATAAGTTTTCTTTTCATTCTCTTTCTTTTTAAATATAATTTTATGATATTTCATAATCGAAGTAATAAAATCAATTTTCTGATCGTCAGATGGTAACGCAATTGCTCCATCTTCACAATCAAAGTTATTAAACAATATATTAAATTTATTTAAATTAATAAGATTAAACTCTTTTTCTATATTTTCATTCATATGTTTATTAAAAAACAACATAAATGCAATAAACGAGTGTCTATATCGTTTATAAAAAACAATACTTTTCCCAATTGAAGATAGTTTCTGTTTAAAATATGGGTCTGTTAATTCGTATGTTGATGAATCTGATGCTTTATTCATAGATATTGTTGATCCCAGATTCAGATGAGTTTTCCAAAGTTTTCCTGAGTCAGACGAATTGAAATAATTTTTGAATTTATCTATATAATCATCGGCAATGAATATATTTTCATCTTGGATGATATTATTCCAATCAAGACAGTCTAATTGTTTGCTTCGATTGTAATTAACTTCAATTACTTGTTTAGTTAATATATCGTTTGCTTCATCATTATAAACAAATAACTGTTTGGAATCAAATTCATTAGGTTTTTCGAATGTGAATTGAGTGTTATAACTCTTGTACAAACTTGTTAAAATTTTTCCAGTCGACAACTTTTTCATAGTAATCGCTAAAAATTGATACGAATTTAATTCAGTTTCTACTGTTATTTTGTCATCGGTCAAATCCATTTTTCAATTCCTTTTTAATTTAGTTTAGTTTAGTCGATTTAGTTAATTAGTTTTTCGATTGAGTTAACATTAATCAATTTTATGCATCAAAGGATAGTCTCCAAGATCCTTTGAAGGTGAAACTGGAGCGTACATCGAGATTTTGATGTTTGGATTGTAAAGACTTGCTAATTTTTGCGCTTTGAACTTTGTAAATTTGCTAGATTTGTTATTGTCAGCATCTAGAATAAAATGAATATGAAATTCACCTATTAATAAATCTTGAATTATTAATTTTTCTAGAACTGACAAATAATTTTTCCCAGACATTGACATGAAAAATGTATCTTTGTAACTGAAATGATTAGTATAAAGATAAATGTTTAATATGTCGAATATGCCTTCTGTTAAAACAATATTGTTGATATTTTCAAAATCGAATTTTTGGAAAAAATACCAAGAATTTGGATTGGTTTTATATCTAATTTTTTTAATTTGTTTAATTAATCTTGCTCCAACAAAATCATTATTTGAATTATTGAATCCTATGGCGAGCACATTTTGTTTAATTTTTTCATTCGGTTGAATCATAGCTGGATAGAGTAAGAACTTTGTGTAATTTACTTCTCCAATTCGAGAATTAAGATAATCGTTGAATATTTCTAAATTCTCTGGCGACGTATTTTTAATCTTATTTGTTATATTATTTGTTAATAATTTTTGATTAAATTTAATCCTGGGTTTAGATTTAATATAATCTTTGACGAAATTATACTTTAAAAATGATTTGATATAGTTTAGAGTTTCTTGATCATCGAAATTGGTTTGTATTAATAATTTTAAAATAGTTCCTGCTGACCCACATCTGTGACAGTAGTAGACTGGGAGTGACTTACTCAGATAGCAGTGACCATGTGTAGGATTATGTTTTCGAGTCATATCGTCGCAAAAATGACAGAAAGTCATGTAATGTGAGCCCTTATCAACTAACATGTTGTTTGAAACAATTTTTAAGTGATATAGTATTTGTGGAATTTTATTTAATTCATACATTATTTTTCCTATAAATCAAATATAGTCAACTTAATATAGTCTTCGTCGTCTTTGAATAATTTATGAACAAATAGGGGTTCAACACAATACTTTTTGAAATCTAATCGTTTGATGTTATTCTTCTTAATGTATGCATTAATTGGTTCAGATTTCGTAATTTTGCCATTGTTTGTTTTTAGTACTTTATTTACAGATCGATATTTCCAAATTTCTTCACGATTAACTTCGATTGTTTCCATTAACTATTGATTTCCTTTAGAATTTAAACTACAATTAATTAAAAAAGTCTCCATAGAATTTTTTAAGTTTCTATGAAGACGTTTATATATAGTGGTACCAGATATCAGACTCGAACTGATAAGAGCATTAATGCTCTTGTGTAGACATTCCACCAATCTGGCTTATAATCTTCTGAATCTGCCGAGGCAAAAAAATTAAAAAAAATTTAACACTAAATATATTAATTATTTATATATAATTTATGACAATTTAAAAACTATACACGACTATTGACATTATTTATATACTAAATCACTAAATAACAAGAATATTAACAAGGAGAAATAAAAACCTCCCATACTACAAAAAAAGCAGTATGGGAGAATAAAAAACCTATTTTAACTTAGCCATCATTTCCCAGTAATGTTCTTCACTAATCAATCCTTTAAATTGTTTTAATTGTTCAATACTCTTGATCTCTATCTCCATAATCACAGGTTCTTTTTTAATAATAATTCCAAGAGCAATAAAGAACATGATATTTCGTTTGACATAATCGATATTTAAAAATTGGTCAATACCAATAGATTCAAACATTTTAAATTGTTTAAAATACTCAATAGTAAATTGTGTTAATTCTTTGTTATATACTTCGTTATTCATTTCACTATATACCCCATCGTACGACATGTTGTCTTCAGCACAATCGAGTTCAAATATCCCCCCCATTCCAGAAAATACTAATAAATTATATGGTATTTTAATTTTTTCATCAAGGTTAATGTCATCAACATTGACAAATACTTCATTGTTACTTTGTTTATACTTTTCAATATCATTGTAATCTAATATTAACGTCAATAAATCTGGATTTCCATCAGGACATTTAGTGACAGTTATTTTTCCTTTTTTGAATAATTTAATAAAACAATCATCCACTACAATCAAAGTTACATCATTAGAAGATCTTGTTAATATCTGTAATATAATATTTTGTTTCAATGAAGTAGACATAGTTTTCCTTTTTATTTATCTTCTTTTCCAGTACCAAAACATCTGTGACAAACACCTTCGACAACTCCACTTTGACTAATATAAGTTTTAAGAGTAGTCATAAACTCTTGTTTATATTTTTCTGGTATTTGATTATGTTTCCAAGCTGAATTAGCAGATTTAATAATTTGTTCAATTTGAAAATCGGATAAAAACATTCTGTTTCTCCTTATTTAAGTTTATCCCATTGTTTCCAACAATCGTCTTTATTCTTAAAATGGGGACAACTATCAAATCTTCCAAGACCACTATCCTTGCATTGTTTTAATTTTTGATTGTTATTCGATGTACTTTGTTGCCACCATAGTGGACAGACACAACTTCGCATTTCTGAACCTTTTGTAAAGTCTTTTCCATTTTTCCAATCTGAATATGAAATTCCTCCAAAATCTTTAAGTTTAAATTTGTCTCCCTCTCCAATAACAAATCCTGGATTAGCTTCATAGACTCTTTTAATGTTTTTTATAGTTTGTCGTTCTACAAATGGAGTATATGTATGAAAATAACTATAACATCCTGAACCATTACAGTTACTACACACAATTGCTGCACCATCGCGTTCAGTCATTCCAATATATACACCAGTTCCGTTGCAAGATGAACATTCTTCTTTGTGTCTTATGTATTTAATTGTATTATTTGACATTACATTTCTCCTTATCTAATTAATAAAACATACAGACCATATAAATCTGGCCATTTAACAATATCAATGAATGGAATTGATTTTGGATTTTGATAAAGTGCAGCAACACAAACTTCTTTATCTGGATTTTCTATAAATTGTAATGCAAAACCATTTTGATTAACCGCAAGTATTTGGTGCGATTTAATAGGTTTAATAATACCTTGAAGAAATAACCCATCTCGTTCAAGGATCATTTCTAGAGTTTCGTTCCACTGATTCGGAAGAGAATATCTTGGAATTGTAATTGCAAGTAAGCTTGAATCATCAATTTTAACAAAGGAAGAAATGATTATAGTTCTATCAATTTTAAATTTTGAATGATAATTAATTAAACTTTTTTTACTCCACACATCAAAAGACATTATAACGCCTATCCCAAGAAACAGAATAGTCATCAACTAATTTCAAAGCAGCTTTCTTTTGTAGGTTAACTATAGTATCAATACTTCCACCATATTCTACATAACCATGATTATTTTCCATCCAAATTTTAGAGATTGCTTCCCATTTTTCAATAGGGACATCATTAAAATCTGTTTTATCTTTATTTAATCTGTCTGTTAAACTTGCAATTGTCTGGTCAATATATAATGGGCTTTCGTAGTTCCATCTAATAATCATTTTAATTTCTCCTTATAAAACTACCTTTAAATCTCCATACCAAACTTGATGTAGTCCTTCAGAATATTTATCCCAAAATTCAAGGACATCGAGTTGAATAGTATCTTCTTTTAATTTATGTAAATTATTTGAAATTAAATTTGCTTT